AAATCATCAAGTTTCGGTGTATAAATAACTATGCACAGAAAAAATTCTCATAATATTATGAGGATAATACGAGAAGATGCCGAATTGGTCGGGTCTCTCATAATTAGTCTACTTTGCAAAGGAGAAACAAATGACTGAACTACAAGATAAAGTCCTTCCATCAGAAGGCGAAGAGCAACAAGCTCCACAACTGTCTCTACAAGACATCGCAACTTTCGTACAGATTATCGATATCTGTTCTAAAAGAGGTGGTTTCGAAGGGCAGGAAATGGAAGCTGTTGGTGGTCTAAGAAACAAGACTGTAGCATTTCTAAATGCTGCGTCTGAAGCTCAAGGCCAAGATGCTCCACAAGGTATGGTACCAGAAGGTGCCGATCTACCTGAAACAGTTGAAGCTGAAGAAGCTTAAATTGTCTTAGCTTAATTCGGGGGTAGCTCCCCCGTATTTTATTAATTTTATTATGAAGGATATATTATGGATCGCAATGAAACGTCGCGCTTAATCGAAGCACTTAAAAGAGGTACTGTAACAGTAACCTTTCAAAAAATCGACTCAGATGAAATACGAGTCATGCCCTGTTCTCTCAACCCGATTGTTCTAGAAGCTAATGGTATTAAAACCGTTGTCGAAAACATAGATCCAAGCACTGAACACATCGCTGCTTGGTCTTTGGATAAAGACGCATGGCGTTCTTTTAGACTAGATACAGTTCTTGGTTGGGAGGTACTATAATGTCAGAATTTCTTTGGGTTGAAAAATATCGACCACAGAAAATTCAAGATTGTATTTTGCCTAAATCAATCAAGAAAACCTTTGAAGATATTGTTAGAGGAGGTGACCTACACAATATGCTTCTTACCGGGACAGCCGGCTTAGGTAAAACAACAGTCGCGAAAGCTCTGTGTAATGAACTTGACCTAGATTTTCTTTTGATCAATGGATCCGAAGAGTCTGGCATTGATACGCTTCGAAATAAGATTAAACAATTTGCATCTACTGTTTCGTTACAAGGCGGCTACAAAGTAGTTATCCTTGACGAAGCAGATTATCTTAATGCTCAATCAACACAACCCGCATTGCGTGGTTTCATTGAGGAGTTCTCTAATAACTGTCGATTTATATTGACATGCAATTTTAAGAATCGAATCATTGAACCATTGCATTCTCGTTGTACTACAATTGAGTTTAACGTTTCAAAGAAAGATTCAGCACCACTTTGTGGACAATTTCTCAAAAGATGTACTAGTATCCTTAAGGATGAGGGTATTACTTATGATGAGAGGGTAGTCGCTGAACTTATTATGAAACATATGCCTGATTGGCGCAAGGTTCTTAATGAACTGCAGCGTTACAGTAGTAGCGGTACTATTGACACAGGCATCTTAGTATCTTTATCGGAGGTGTCTCTCAATGATCTTATGATTCATTTGAAAGAGAAGAACTTTAAAGGTATGCGTCAGTGGGTAAGTAACAATATTGATTCTGAACCTGCAGCAATTTATCGTAAAATTTATGATAACATGAATGATTATATTGATCCTCAGAGTATACCTCAATTGGTACTTATTCTAGCAGACTATCAATACAAAAATTCTTTTGTTGCTGATCATGAATTAAATACTGTTGCTTGTCTCACTGAGGTAATGGCGGGGGTTTCATTTCGATGAGCCCCTTCGATTATCTAAACGCGATTAATACAACTAAAAAGGATATAATGGTTGATGATGTGGCTGAAAAAGCATACACGTCATTTATGGTCAATCGAGGACTTTCGTATTTTCCCGACACGATTCTTTTCGCAAATGAAATGAACTTGAATCACCATATAGATCACCGTCTTCAATTTGATTTTTTTATAAATATAGTTAAGAAGAAGAAGAGATTCTCTAAATGGGCAAAGCCTATTAACATAGAGAACTTGGAATTTATAAAAGAATATTATGGATATAGTAATGAAAAAGCTAAATCTGTACTGTCATTATTAAATGACGCACAAATTAACGAATTGAAAATAAGGATGTATAAAGGTGGAAAACGAAAATAGTATTGAAGTCCAGTGGACTCCAGCATCTATGTTGGAGATTACTCTCAACGAACCAGATGACTTTCTCAAAATTAGAGAAACATTAACCCGAATTGGAGTAGCGTCTAGGAAAGATCAAAAGCTATACCAATCATGTCATATATTGCACAAACAAGGTAGATACTTTATTGTGCATTTTAAAGAGTTATTCTTATTAGATGGGAAACCTTCTAACTTAATGTTGAACGATATCCAGCGTAGGAATACAATTGCTACATTGCTGGCAGATTGGGGACTTGTAACTTTCGTTACCGCCGATCAAGCTAAGGATATTGCACCGTTAAGGCAGATTAAAGTAATTCCGTTTAAGGAAAAAACACAATGGCAACTATGTCCTAAGTACAATATAGGAAATAGTAACAATGGAGAAAAAAATTAGAAAGGCGTGGAAGAAGTTCCACAAGCTTATGAAGTGTAGTAGACTAAACAAGGTCTGCAATAAATGCTTAAACTAACAAATAAACTTGTATAAATAATTACGGATGCCGAATTGTTCGGGTCCGTATATTAATCTTGCTTTATAAAGGAGAAACAAAATGGTAAGAAATACTATGAACGTACCGCGTTCGCTATTCATTGGATTTGATCCAATATTAAATGAACTTGAAAGAATCCACCAAGCTGGAAGATCTCAGGACAATTACCCACCCCATAATGTAGTAAAGATCGATGCTGATAATTTCAACATTGAGCTTGCTGTCGCTGGATTTTCAGATGATGATATATCAATTGAAGTTAAGGATGGTATTCTTTTAATTAAGGGTCAACACGTTGATGATGATGATCGTGAATACGCACACAAAGGGATTTCATCCCGCAAATTTGAGAAGTCCTTCCGGCTCTCAGAATTTGTCGTAATAGACGGGGCTAATCTTATGAATGGGATACTTGTGGTGAATGCCAGAGTGGAAGTTCCTGAAGAGAGGCGTCCTAGGAAGATCGAAATCGGGTCTGCTGGGGCATCAAAGAAGAAGGAATTTATTCAAGAATAAATTCTGGTGAGCAGCGAAAACTCAGTGGATTGTAATAATCAATTTACTGGAGTCAAATCATGGGTTACATACGTAAACACAAAGATGGCATTAGGACTGGATTCGAACTAATATTTTTAATGAGTGGGATTTTATTAATTTCACCATTTATAATTTATTTGCAATCGAATTCATTCTAAAGGAATCTGAGCGGGAGAGAGTAATCTCTCCCAATTTTCCTACATAAAAGTGTAGTATATTGACACTTTTTCGTACATAAAAGTGTACAACATGTTTATAAAACGATATAATATGTACATATCACACATAAAAGTGTACAACATGTTTAAAATATGATATAATATGTACATATAAAATTGAAATGGTTATACTATGAATACAAAATTTTACACAAACGTTTCTCGTTATGGCAATTCATTGCTGTATCGCGGATACAGAAGCGGCAAAAAAATACAAACAAAAATCAAATATCAACCGACTTATTTCGTAAGTACGGCAAAACCTTCTGCGTGGAAATCGCTTGATGGAGCTAAGGTGTCTCCAATCAAATTTGATTCTATGCGCGACGCAAAAGAGTGGTTACAGGTAAATTCACAAGTTGTTGGTAGACACATTTACGGTAACAACAAACACATTCCGGCTTTTATCAACGACGAATTCCCAGGTGAAATCAAATTTGATCGTAATCTCATTAATGTAACCACGATCGATATCGAGGTACAATCAGATGCAGGATTTCCAGTGCCTGAAGAAGCTGCACATGAAATTACAGCAATCTGTATGAAAAATAATATTGACAACACGTTCTATGTTTGGGGTCTTAAAGGCTATGATGTAGAAAACAGCATCATGCAAGAAAATCGTGTTGTCTATAAGCATTGCAAAACTGAATCAGAGCTTTTACTTGAATTCATTGCGCATTGGTCTTTACCATCGCAATGTCCAGATGTAATCACCGGATGGAATTCACGGTTTTTTGATATACCTTATATTGTAAATCGCATTATTAAAATTCACGGTGAAGAGTTTGTTCGTAGATTATCCCCATGGGGATTGATCGATCGTCGTGATATTACGACAATGCAACGTAAGCAAATGGCATATGAAATACAGGGTATTGCTCAGATGGATTACCTGGACTTATTTAAAAAGTTTGGTTACTCTTATGGCCCACAAGAAACTTATAAACTTGATCATATTGCTTCAGTTGTTCTCGGTGAGAAAAAACTAAGTTACGAAGAACATGGCAATTTGCATACTCTTTACAAACATGATCATCAAAAGTTTATTGACTATAACATCAAAGACGTTGATCTAGTAGATCGATTCGAAGATAAAATGGGATTGATTACACTTGCTTTAACTATGGCATATCGTGGCGGTGTAAACTACAGCGATGTCATGGGTACTACTGCAATATGGGATGCTATCATATTCCGTAATCTTTATGCAAATCAAGTTATAATTCCATTCGCTGAAGAGAAGTTTAAAACTCCATATCCGGGTGGTTATGTAAAAGATCCACATGTAGGAATGCACGAATGGGTAGTTTCTTTTGACTTAAACTCACTATATCCATCAATTATTATGCAGAACAACATGTCTCCAGAAACTATTATTCCAGGCAAAGTTGCAAATGTCAATGTTGATAGTCTTCTTTCTGGAGAAATTAAACCTAGACTTGACGCTAACGAATGTGCTTCTGCCTCAGGTCAGTATTTCAAAACCGATGAGCAAGGCATTCTACCAAAGATCATTGATGAAATGTACAGCGAGCGTGTTGTAATTAAACGACAAATGATCGCATCTCAGAAAGAACTAGAAAGGATTGATAAAAATGACAAACAAGAATTATACAGAGTGCAGCGAGATATCGCTATCGCAGAGAATCAACAAATGTCTATTAAAATTCTCCTTAATTCTCTTTATGGTGCTCTCGGCAACAAATATTTCAGATTCTTCGATCAGCGAATCGCAGAAGGAATTACACTTACTGGACAGCTTACAATCAGATGGGCTGAAAAAGCAATTAATACTTACCTCAACTCAGTGCTTAAGACTAAGAAAGACTATGTCCTCGCAATCGATACCGATTCAGTGTATGTCTGCTTAGACGATCTTGTTTCAGCCGTTAATCCAAAAAATCCATTGGAGTTTGTCGACACAGTTTGTAAAGAAAAACTTGAAGACGTCCTAGAAAAATCTTATACAGAATTGTTTGATATCATGGGTGGTATCGAAAATCGTATGGTGATGAAACGTGAAGCTATTGCTGATCGTGGTATTTGGACTGCTAAGAAACGCTACATTCTAAATGTCCTAGATAATGAAGGTGTTCGTTATGCTGAACCTAAACTAAAAATTATGGGTATCGAAGCTATTAAATCTTCGACTCCGGCACCATGTCGTGAAGCTTTAAAAGAGATGTTTAAAACTATCATTGTCGGAACTGAACGTGATGTGCAAAACAACATCGAATCATTCCGAACGTACTTTAAAACGCTGTCTCCAGATCAGATTGCATTCCCTAGAGGAATTACAAATCTCACTCAATTTAGAGACAAACAAACAATCTACCGCAAAGGAACTCCGATCCATGCCCGCGGCGGTATCTTGTACAACAAAATGTTAAAAGATCTTTCACTAGATAAGCAATACAATAAAATTCAAAATGGCGAGAAAATTAAGTTTATATACTTACGAACACCAAACCACATTAAGGAAAATGTAATTTCTTTCTTAGACTACCTTCCAGAAGAGTTTGGCTTACATCGCTATATTGATTATGATACACAATTTAATAAGACGTTCTTAGATGTTATCGATCCAATTCTATTAGCAGTTGGATGGAATTCTAAAGAGATAGCAACCCTAGATGAATTCTTTTAAAAATAACTGTGTACAAACCACTAGAGTTGTGTTATAATATACCATATACAGGAGAAAAAAAATGAAAATAGTAAGATTGACAACAGGTGATGAAGTCATTTGTAATGTCGTAGAAACAGAAAATGTAGTAGCTATTACAGATGCGTTTTCTATGATTGCTACAGAGCCGGGCAAGATTGGATTTATTCCATTTATGGCCTATGCTAAAAATGAGCAATTCATAATTGATAAGAAATTTGTAGTCATGATTGTAGATCCGGTTGACGAAATTGTAGATCAAATCAGATCTATGACTAGTGGAATTGTTACGCCCCAAAAGCAAGGAATCATAGTATGAGTAAGAACTGGGTAGAAGACATCGAAAAGATGCAAGATAAATTTGGAACTCTTGATTGGGTATTCGATAATAAAGCAGACACTGAAAAGCTTAAAAAGTTTTTAAAGTTCCGTATTGACTTTTTGCAAGAAGAACTGGACGAAACTAAAAAAGCATATGAGACTATGGATGGTGAAGAAATCGTCGATGGTTTAATTGATCTCTGTGTTGTAGCAATCGGAACACTTGACGCTTTCAACGTTGATGCGTATAAAGCTTGGGATGAAGTTCTAAAAGCTAATATAACAAAAACTGTCGGCGTAAAAGAAGGCCGACCAAATCCATTAGGACTTCCAGACCTAATGAAACCCGAAGGTTGGAAAGCTCCATCTCACGAAGGTAACCATGGTATCTTTAACGATATTCGATAGTATATACGATAACAAAACTGATAAGCGAGTTGATTATAATTCGTTTGATGACTTTGAAAAAGTATTATACAAATTGGCCAATAGTGATAAGTATCAGAAAAAAGCTGATGCTCCTTTAATATCACCGGCCACATATAAGACCGAAACTACTCGAGCTAATGCGAATGTTGTTAGTTGGGGTGGTTTCGGCATTGTCGATGTCGATGATTATGAAGGATCTATTGATGATATTCATGAAAAGTATTCTAAATACAAATACGTTTGCTATTCGACAGCAAGCTCAACCGAAGCACATCCAAAGTTTAGATTAGTATTTCCATTAACACAATATGTTGATGCTGATAAAATCAAACATTTTTGGTTTGCACTAAACAAAGAAATAGGAGACATCGCAGATGCCCAAACAAAAGATCTTAGCAGAATGTACTACGTCCCTTCAAGATACAAAGGGTCGTATAACTTCATATTCACACACGATGGAATTACCATGGATCCAAATGAACTCATGGAACGACACAGATACGTCGTACAAAATGAATCGTTTTTCGATAAGTTACCTGACTCTATTAAAAGGAGTCTTATACAACATCGACAAGAAAAACTCAATAACACTGACTTTTCATGGACAGGATATCAAGACTGCCCTTTTGTAAATAAGAAACAAATTGAAGATTACAAAAAAATTACTGGCTCTGGCTGGTATTTACAGATGTACAAAATTATGGTTTCTACCGCAGGCAATGCAATGCAGAGAGGTTATCCCATCTCAGCAAAAGAAATTGCCTGGATTTGTTCAGACTTGGACAATGACACTGGTGGATGGTATGGTAAACGGGATATGGTAAAAGAAGCAGAAAGAGCAATTGATTTTGTCTTTCGAAATAATATATAGGAGAAAAAAATGGAAATTAAAATGTTACATAATCACGTCTTAGTGACAGCGGCTGAAAAAGAGGAAACTACAGCAGGTGGTATTATCCTTACGGCTGATACTACAAAGGGCTCAAAACCAGCTTTAGTATTAGATGTAAGCGGAGGCGCACTCGGTAAGGTTATGTCAGGAGATAGAGTATTTCTTGATTGGAGTAAGGCAATGCCGGTAGATTACGATGGAAATGCTGCAGCGATTATTGATGTTGAACATATCAAGGCGGTGATAAGTGTATAGGTACAGAGTTTATATCACGAGAGTAGTTGATGGAGATACTGTTGACGTAGATGTTGACTTAGGTTTTAGTACAGTTCTAAAAAAGCAAAGAGTTCGAATGATGGCAATTGATACTCCAGAATCTAGAACCAGAGATTTAGAAGAAAAATTCTATGGTAAACAATCAAAGTACTTTTTAGAAGGTTTATTAAAAGATCAAAAAATTCAACTAGTGTCTCACGACAAAGGTAAGTTCGGTAGAATTTTAGGTGAACTCTTTATAGACGGATTAGAAACTTCAGTTAATCAAACTATGATTAATAACAATCATGCTGTTCCATATTACGGTGGTAATAAAGAAGAAACTGAAAACCATCATATGGCAAATCGCAAAGCTTTAAACGAACAAGGTATTGTATATGTGGCTAAGTGATTTAAAAAATCATATTGACGGATTAAAATTTACTGTTACTCAAGAAGATGTTGAAAGACACACTAACGAATATAATAGCGTCGAAGGATACCAAGATAAGTCTGGTTATTCAAGCCGAGCAAATGTTGATTCAGAGTACGTCGAGGAACACCTCGCGAAAACTTTTCCAGATGATTTAGAAAAAATTACTGAGAATCCGTTAAAGTTTTTTGCGGATATTAGATTGCAATCGGATTATAAAACACTTATTGACTTTAAAGAAATAGCAGGAGATTTTTTTAATCCTCAGCATGACGTTGAAAGATATCTAAGAGCGTTTGCCGAAGGTAAACTAACACACTTTTGTTTTTATAGAACGAATAGAGAAAGAGCTGATAAAAATATACCATTAGTAATAGAAGCAAATACCGAGTTGACAGTTGAGTTCTTATGTATATCAGATCCTCATACTGTGTTTTCTTGCAAACCAACTAAGTATGGTAGTATTCCAATTAAAAGTATAATGCAAATGTCCAAGCACTCAGAATATTGTATTTTGTGAAAAAAAGTGTGTACATTCTAAGTTACTTGTGTTATAATAACCATATCAAAATTAAAAAGGCATTATTATGAAATTCGATGAAGGCAAAGCTCCACTAGCTTTAATTCCACCAGAAGCATTATTAGAAATCGCTGAAGTCTTTGGCTTCGGTGCTGAAAAGTATGGCGTAAACAACTGGCGTGATGACGGTGATTCAACCAGTAAGCTACGAACTTATTCATCAATTCAAAGGCATCTTAACGCATGGCATGCAGGTGAAGACCTAGATCCAGAATCTGGTAAAACACATTTATCTCATGCCGCAACTCAATTAATGATATTAATGATGCATTGCACAGAACATCCAGAACTAGACGATAGGTATAAAAAATGATTTATTTAAACGCAATTAGAGAACACTTCAAACAGGAACTTGCAGAAGAAAACTTTGTTATCGACCGCAATGGTAGTAAAACTATTGAATTGCTAGGTGCATCATTTCATGCTAGTGAACCTGCTATCTTCGGTACTCCTAATCAGGAATATATCGATGCAGAACTTTCGTGGTACGAATCACAGTCTACAAATATTAATGACATATATGGAACCGATTTTGATTCTAAAAATCCACCTGCAGCATGGAAAATGACTGCAAACGAACACGGTGAAATCAATTCAAATTATGGTCATTTGATTTTTAATGAAAAGTATCATGCTCAATATGACCAAGTTCTTATTGAATTGACTAGTAATCCCGATTCTCGTAGAGCGTCAATGATTTATCAACGTCCTTCGATATGGGTAGAATATAATGACCAAGGCAAAAACGATTTTATTTGTACAAATGCTGTGACATACTATATTCGTGATGGTGCATTACATTGTGTAGTTCAAATGCGATCTAACGATGTGATCTTTGGTTACCGTAATGATTATGCGTGGCAGGAATATGTGTTATGTTCACTAGCAGACGATTTAAGTGTTAATGATGGTGATATCCATTGGCAAGTACAAAACTTACACGTTTACGAACGTCATTTTGATTTGGTAAAGTAATGAATTGGGACACTGCAAAAATTTATAAATGGGATAAACGCTATTTAGCTTTAGCCGAACATATTTCTACATGGTCGAAAGATCCGTCACGAAAGATTGGTGCGGTGGCCGTTGGAGAAAAGGGACAAGTGTTAGCTCAGGGTTATAACGGGTTTCCACGTGGAATATCTGATGATGATTCTATGTACGAGAATAAAGTTACAAAATACCAGCATGTTGTTCATGCTGAAATGAATTGTATATATAATGCTACATACAATGGAACGTCACTTGATGGAGCTACAATGTATATACACGGATTACCGGTTTGTTCCGAATGTGCGAAAGGCATTATTCAAGTCGGTATAAAAAGGGTAGTCACTAATGAGATTGACAGCACCATGCCAGAGCGCTGGGTTGATTCGACTCAATTGACTAAAAAAATGTTTGATGAAGCCGGAGTTATTTACGACTTTATCTAAAGCGTTATGCGCTTGTAGCTCAGCTGGATAGAGCATCGGCCTTCTAAGCCGAGGGTCTCAGGTTCGAATCCTGACAGGCGCGCCAAAAAAAGAGGAAAAGCAAATGCTTTATATAGATTACAAATTTGAAATGACCGATGCGGGTTTAACTTTTGTCGATGCTGATTCGATATTGGAGCCAGACTGTCTATTAAAAATAGAAAAGACTCCATTTAAAGTTGGCGATTGTTTTGTATTGACACAAACTAAAAATGGAAATCTGTTTTTTCGTAAAACAAAGCAAAGGTTTAATCATTTATTCACGCCTATGCAATTAGAGCTAAATTTCGAGAAATAACTATGGCAACAAAAAATGATATAACTGGAGATTCAATTAAATCTAAAGGTCTATCTAAACAAGGTAGGGATAACTGGGATAAAATCTTTGGTAAGAAAAATATAAAAGTGCGTAAAACTACACCTGATCATGGTAGTACAAAAGTTCATAAAGACAAAAGCAAGTACGACCGTAAATCGCTTAATCCAATTGAGCATGAATAAGATGGTTGACTTTAGTAAAGAAGAGCTAGAGAAAAGTAAAAGAATTTTTAAGAGTGCAACTCCTAAATATACAATAGACTGGTATATTAAGTGGGTTGCTTCTGTGTTTGTGCTATGTGCTATGTCGATTAGAGGTATTGAAGGATATCAAACTTATGATGTAGTTCTATCAATTATAGGCATTTTGCTGTGGTTGGTAGTGTCTATTTTATGGAAAGATCGTGCACTCATACTTCTCAATGGTGTAGGATTATTATTTTTAGTGAGGAATTTGTTTACAATACTATGATAAAAACTGAATATTATTATGACTTTTTAAAGTACTTTAAACTTGCAAAAGATCAACAGATTAAGTGTAATGTGCCAAACTTTATGCCACACCGTGAAAGCAATATGAGTGATGATCTAATGGAAAACGTAGAACTATATGATGTAGTTGAGCGTAAGTACGCCGGGTTTTCCCAGATTATTAACGACATCTTTTACGGATGGACTGATAAACATCCTTATTGGGATAGAATGCAAGCTGGAGAAGCGACTGCTCAAAGAGAACTAGTTGCTAAAAACTGGACTGGTAAGACTCATTCTCTTGATACTTGGTTATATCTTTTTATTCTACATAGAGTTACAGGTTCTGCTATCAATTACGGAACTAAACCATCTGGATATCATAACACATTACTGTTTAAACTTCATCTAGCAGAAGACATAGATGATATGAAAAAAATAATTAAGGCTGAAGGTAAATTAGGAAAGCCATTTTATACTTCAATTGGATATCAATTTCCAGCATTTCCAAAACCAACATCAGATTATAAAAAAGGTGGAGACTATTACTTATGTGAATACGCTCCAAGACTTGCAAAAGAATTATCACACTTTTTGGCAATCCCTGGTAAAAAGGATTTAAGAGAAGTTGGCGAGTTTATGCTAAGCTGGAATGTTAAAAACGGATTGAGACAGTATAAATTCCAGTACGCAGCCGTTGTCGCGGATATTGCTGATTGGTTCCCGCATTTTGTTAACACCGAAAGTATGTTTTATTATGGAACGAATGCCGTTGAATGTATTTCTTACCTGGCCAAAAACGACAACAAACTTAAAAAACAAGATTTTCTAGATGAGGTCATGACGCAAATATATGAAGATACTGGAAGTGTTCCATATAATGCAGAAGATGTATGTTGTGATTATATTAGATGGGTTGAGAATTATGTAAGGCCTGGTGATGATTATGCGCATTTGGATTACGATAATTTATGGTCTAGCAGTGACATTAAAGATCACCCACGTGGTAGACAAAAAGCAATGTTAGAACTAGGTTTAGTTGAAACCTTTAACGGAATGTCATCGCATCCGTCCGACCTTAAAATTTTACATAGTAACAATTTAACAGTAGATGATTACAAAGCAATGATACTACACTCAGCAATGGATAAGAATATAAGAAATGCCTCATAATAAACACGTAGAAGACGGATTTAATAAGGATATTGGGTTAATGCAAGCCGATGAAGCTAAGGAATATTACCTTGACTTGGCTAAGAACTGGGAAGATCCAAATCCAAAGCCATTCGAAAAAACCCACCAAGGAGTTAGGGTTATTCGTGACGATATGATCGTAGGCTCTAAAACAAGAGGCGGAGATTGTCTTATTAGCACAATTAAAGAAGATACTATTGCATATGTTCAACCACGTACAGGATTAGCTGGAGTGAGTATCTTAGATGTTGCTAGAAGGCATAATAAAAAAGTTAGATTGTATATGCCATCTAGTAAAAAGATTTCACACCATCAAGCGTGTTGTATAGAGCAAGGAGCTGACGTAAGCTTCCACCGAATAGCCGCAATGCCAAACTTGAATAAAATAGCATTAGAAGATTCGAGGAAACACGGTTACTACTTTGTTCCTCTAGGTCTAAAACATGAAATGGTCACTGCTGGTATAGTTAAAGTTGCGAGTGCAATTCGTGAACCAGACGAAGTATATGTGGCTACATCAACTGGAGTTCTTACGAGAGCTTTGCAAATAGCATGGCCTAACGCTAAGTTTACATCGGTTGCAGTGTCACGAAATATGAAAGCTGGAGAGTTGGGTAGGGCAGAAGTTATAAGTGAACCAAAGGCGTTCACTGCTCCTGAGAAGAATGAGAACCTACCGCCATTTCCGTGCATTGATACGTACGACGGTAAGGTTTGGAAGTTTATACCTAAGAATACTGGAAGAAATATATTATTCTGGAATGTAGGACCAGAGCCTACATTGTCGGATGAAACACTATACGAGACAGTTGATAGTTATAGAGATTGGGATAAAAATTTATGATCACAGGAACGTTTAATAAAATACCTAAAAAGAAAAATAGTCATGGGTATGGTTGGGCCAGAACGTGGTCTGAAAACCTAGATGTAGGTATTAATCACGAAGCGGAAATTGTTGACGTGTTGTATTTAGATCATGGTGTTAATTTTGGTGGATCACTGAATCTGTTTGGTGGATTTACCGAAGATCTAGAGAAACGAATTAACAACTTTTTAGAAGCAAGGCTTGTATATTCACTAGACATTGATATGCCAGATTATGGCGCAATGCTTAAAAAACGTAAGGATGTATTAGATAAAGATTGGTGTGATAAAGTATCAGAAAAATGTGCAACCGCAAGAACGTTAAAATCTACAGATATATCTGATTTGCATTGGCTGACTATTGGCGATTCACATACTGCCGCGTATTCAAAGGAAGGTTCGATGGTTATAAAAACTGATGGACTTACGCTTAACGGACAAATAAAAACAAACTTTGAATACGTAATGAAACATATATTAGAGTGTATGCCAAGGGGAATTACAATGTCCTTTGGAAACATAGATATTAGGCACCACCTTTGCAGATTAAATGCAGATAGTATGCCTATGTTAAAAGAATGGAAAAAGTTCGGTGAAGAGTTAGAACGTAAGGGAATAAAAGTAGAATACTCAACACCATGGCCAATAGAGTTCGAAGAACGAAAACTACCAAAAACCGGTTATTATAAAGATAAACCATTTTGGGGTTCTCGCGAAGAAAGAATCAACGCTTTAAACCAATGGATATCCAACATGGATGATCTAGGTATGAAGAGGGTTGAATATCCTGAAGAGTGGCTCACTATGAATAGTGAAGCATACGCGAAGGACCATATGGAAAGCACATCATCGGTACACCTATCTCCTGAGTCATATAGACGCAAAAATTGGGGAATTAACTGTGTACAATTGACTGATTTCATGTTATAATATACACATTAATTAATAAAAGAGGAAATATGCCAAGTATAAATTTACAAGCTCAACCAAGAAAGTTCAACAAAAATCGGAAAGGTAAACGAGACAATCGTCCGCCTCAAGATATGCCTTTTGAAGTAGGATTGAGAAAGTTCAAAAAAGCTGTAGAAGCTGCAGGTATCTTACAAGATGTCCGAGCTAAGGAATTCTATGAGAAACCTACAGCAAAACGCAAGCGTAAAAAGGCCGAAGCAATTTCGCGTCATAAGCGAGAATTGAGAGCCCAAGAACAAACCCAGTTTGGTAGGAGAAAAAGATAATGTCAGTAATGGACAAACTAAAAAAGAACTCTAAGATTAAAGCTTCAGATGTTCTATCAAAGTCAGTATTCTTTAGTGATAAAGAAATGACTAAAACAGAAGTGCCGATGGTTAACGTCGCTTTATCGGGAGATCCGGATGGTGGATTAAGTCCTGGTTTGACAGTATTAGCCGGTCCTTCTAAACACTTTAAAACATCATTTGCCTTATTAATGGCAGGTGCATATTTAAAGGAACACGAGGATGCAGTGTTACTATTTTATGATTCAGAGTTTGGTTCACCGCAATCATATTTTGAATCATTCGGTATCGATACTGATAGAGTATTGCATACACCAATTACTGACGTCGAGCAGCTTAAGTTTGATTTAGTAGGTCAATTAGAAAATATTGAAAGAAATGACAAGGTTATTGTCGTCATTGATTCTATTGGCAATCTTGCTTCGAAGAAAGAATTAGAAGATGCGCTAAATGAAAAATCAGTTGCTGATATGTCAAGAGCCAAAGCGCTCAAAGGTTTATTCAGAATGGTCACTCCTTATCTGGCTATGAAGAATATCCCTTTGCTTGCTGTTAATCACACATATCAAGAGATTGGATTATTTCCTAAAGCTATTGTTTCTGGTGGTACTGGAATTTATTATTCAGCAGACAACATTTGGATTCTTGGAAGGCAACAACAAAAGCAAGGAACCGAAATTAAAGGTTATAACTTTGTGATCAACGTCGAGAAATCACGGTTTGTAAAAGAGAAGTCTAAGATTCCAATCAGCGTAACTTGGGAAGGTGGTATTGCTCCATACTCAGGATTACTAGATGTGGCATTGGCCGGTGGTTATGTCCAAAAGCCGAATGTAGGTTGGTACTGCAGAGTTGATATGGAAACAGGAGAACTAGTTCAACCTAAAGTAAGAGAAAAAGATACTTTAGAAGAAGAGTTCTGGAAGCCTATATTTGAAAATACAAACTTTAAAGAGTTTTTGAAAGGCCATTATCAAATAGGTCATAAACCGTTACTAGACATCGAACTCGATATTGAGCAAGAACATGGATAATCATTTTATTACAGTAGAACACCCAGAATCTGATTTTTATGCTATTCAGTTAAATGACAATTCACCATATGACGGTGTAAGATTTATTTATGGCACCGTATCCATTAAAGAAAGTCCGGAACTAGATGTGGCCACACTATCATTTACGTATAACATAAATGATCCAGGTGATTATGACCACGACACATTGAGAGATGACGAGGCTTTTAATAACTACCTCGGAGATCTATTAACACATATTATTCAAGAAGGGACAACGAAACTTGCAGAACGAAATACCGACACACGTACTAAGTCATCTACTTAATAACGAAGAATATTGCAGACGGGTAATACCGTACCTTCAAAAAGAATATTTCGAAGGGATCCATAAAGTAGTATTCGACCTTATTGTTAGCTTTGTAGCGGCGCATAACAAATTACCTACTGGTAGAGTGCTAGATATTGAGCTACAAAAAGTGTCAGCGCCAGAAGATGTATTAAACCAATCATCAATGTTAATCAACGAGATCGGTAATAAAACTGATTTAGATACTGATTATCTTATTAATGAAACTGAAAAGTGGTGTAAAGATCGTGCAGTATATCTCGCGATTATGGATTCTATTGGTATTATTGATGGAAAGGATCCGGAAAAAAGCGAAGGTGCTATACCAGAAATACTTTCAACAGCTCTTGGCGTATCATTTGATCAAGCAATTGGCCATGATTACATCGACGATTCGTCTGCTCGTTTTGATTTCTATAATAAAACGGAAGAACGTATTCCATGGGATCTTGACTATTTCAATAAAATTACTAAAGGCGGTATACCGAATAAAACACTAAATGTATGTTTGGCTGGTACTGGTGTAGGTAAATCTTTGTTTATGTGTCATAACGCAGCATCAGTTTTACAACAAGGTAAGAATGTTCTTTATATTACTATGGAAATGGCTGAAGAAAGAATCGCTGAACGTATTGATGCAAACTTAATGGATCTACCTATTCAACAACTAGAATCATTGCCTAAAGATGTATTTTCTGAAAAGATACAAAAGATTGCAACAGGCACAATCGGTAAATTATTGATTAAAGAATATCCAACCGGCGCTGCGCATTCTGGTCACTTTCGAGCTTTATTGAATGAATTAAAGCTTAAAAAGAAGTTTGCTCCTGATATCATATATATAGATTACCTAAATATATGTTCGTCATCGCGCATGAAAGCCATGGGTGGTAGTATAAATAGTTATACCTACATCAAAGCTATTGCTGAAGAATTACGTGGTTTAGCGATTGAGTTTAATCTGCCAATTATGACAGCAACTCAAACGACTCGATCAGGTTTCAGCAATACTGATGTAGGACTTGAAGATACATCAGAATCTTTTGGCCTCCCTGCTACAGCTGATTTGATGTTTGCATTAATAGCAACTGAAGAATTGGATGAACTTAACCAAGTAATGGTTAAGCAACTTAAAAATAGATATAATGATCCGACTAAATTTAAACGATTTGTAGTCGGTATCGATCGTGCACGTATGAAATTGTATGATGTAGAAGAATCTGCTCAATCTGATATTATGTCAGATATGAGTATCCCCGATAAACCCATCGCGACGTGGGGGGATAAGGAAAATAAAGACACGTTTGCGGAATTTAAAGTATAGGAGAAATATATGTTAGATTGGATGAAATCTAGATTGGTTGAAAGAACCTCGCACGACGGTATTGCGTTGATTGCGGTTTGCGGTTCAGTTGTATTATTTGGCGGCTTGGCTAAAATGTTAGCTTGGGTTGGTTTAGTATATGGTATCTACACCTTGGTAAAGAAAGAGGATTAATTAGTGTTTAAAGTACGCGTTATTTCGTATAGTAAGCCAGCAATTGGCGTTGATTTGAAGGATGATTTATTACAAATGGTCGCATATTGCGCTCGTGTTTCAAATCCAGAAAACCAAAATAATGAAGAAACTGCGGAAAAGTTGGTCAAGTATCTGATTAAACACCAGCACTGGTCACCTTTAGAGATGGCCAGTGTCTGCATGGAAATAGATACAACCAGGGATATCGCTCGGCAAATTCTTAGACATCGGTCTTTTTCGTTTCAAGAATTTAGCCAGCGGTATGCTGATCCTATCAAAGATTTGAGCTTTGTTACTAGAGAAGCTAGAATGCAGGATAATAAGAATCGCCAAAATTCAGTCGTTCTTGGAAGTGATGATCCTATTCATCATATATGGGAATCATATCAAGAGGTGATTATTGAGCGTTGTAAACATGCTTATGAATGGGCTATTGAGGCCGGCATCGCAAAGGAACAGGCTAGAGCAATACTACCTGAAGGTTTAACAATGTCTCGTATGTATGTCAACGGAACATTGAGATCTTGGATTCATTACATTCAGTTGAGAGCGGCAAATGGTACTCAAAAAGAACACCAAGAAATTGCTAAAGCTTGCGCAGAAGCGATATATCAAATATTTCCTTTAGATGATGTTATATAAACGCAATTTAATATAACAAAATAGTCTAAAAAAAGGGTGTACAAAGCCATAAAAGTGGTGTATAATATACCTATATTAAATGATGAGGAAAGCGAATATGAACGAACTAATTGAAAAAACCCAAGAACTTTTAACTATCATGCAAAACCAATTGCATGCTAAGTACGAGCACACTAAAAATGATAAGTATGTCTTCGAAGAAGGAAGAAACTATATTAAGTTGCTGAGACAAGAAGAAAGCGGTGCTTCAAGCGTAGTCGGTTTCATCGTCAAAAAATCACCTAAAGCCATCGATAACAAAACTAATGAGAAGTTTAAGATTGGTGATATGCTAATGGCTGCTGGATATAATGCTCCAGCTACTAACTTTGCAAGAGGAAATATCCTCGAAGGTTACAACAAAGCTGCAGTACGATGGACAGGAATTTAAGGAAAATATTATGTATGAACCAAATTTAGAAGAAGTAATCGCAACTCTGGTAGGAGTGACTCTCGCTGAAGATCAAGTCAGATCTATTGTAGGAGCTCCTTCAATCGAAGAATCAGAAACATGTGCGTGTGGCGACAAGCTTAAAGAATGCAAAGATTCTTACGAGCACATGACTCACGGCGTATAGAAACTTATATACTTTTTTAACAAAAAAGTGTGTACAAATGTGTAAAACTATTGTATAATAGCTTTATATTAAACAATTGATAAGGAATTATATTATGAAAAAAGGAAATATAAGTGATAGCTATGTAATGACTGCACACGCTAAAAGTGCAGGTGATATGTTAGAACTCGAAACTGTTAGGTCAACTGTAAAAGCTATAAACAAAATGGCTGCTCAGAAAGACAAAACGAACAACTATAGATTTCAAAGTGGTTGGACTGACGTCGAACCTGTTAAGTCTACTAGATACCGAGTTAAGTGTCAAGGTAGAGGGCCAAGAACCGCAGCAGCAATTGCTGATGGAAAACATCCTAGAGCGTACGATCAGTCTCTTCCATTAAAACATGCAGAAAGGTTAGATGTTTATGTCTACACAGTATAAAGCGTTAAAAGAAATAACCAATTGGGATGATGCAGGATATGCAGTTCCTAATCATACTTACATTTTAAACGAGCATGGCCAATGCGTTGGCTTTAAAGCTACTGGCACAAAGAAGTATACTCAATTTAAGTCTCCTATGAAGCAATTTTCGAAATCTCGTAGGAAGTTTGTTGAACTAAAGCCCGCGTCAAAATACATGAGGAACGGATAGTGGATAGCTGGAAAGTAATAGCAGTTAACAATCATAGTGATTTAGTAGCTGAATATATCTTTAAATATGAAGATGAGGCACGGCGATTTCATAAAGGCATGCTTGCGCATGGTCATGAATCGGTTTGTTTTCGTTATAATGGTGAGGTTTAATGGAATATATTATATTTGTTTGTTGTGTACTTGGCGTCGGCTTTTCTTCCTATAATATAGGAATAAAGCAAGGCGGAGAAAAAATGATAGATATGTTAGAACTAATCGGCATTATTACTGTTGATGAAAATGACGATGTCTGGCCAAATAAGTCGTACAATCCTAAACACCGAAGTAAAAAATAGTATAAATAGTATTGTACAAACTTCACTAGGAATGGTATAATGCTATTATGAAAAATTTTTTATCTTTCGATACTGTCAAAGAGGCAGTAAAATTAACTCCTTCAGAGCTAAATAAACCGAATTCAGTTACTGGTGAAGATCGTTTAGATATTCTTACTAGACTTATAAGAGACAAAAAGCCCCTTGAACTAGCTAAGGGTGGTACATTTATTGTCACTGAAATTGATGATGCTCTTTCTCAAATTGAAATTTTCAAAAAACTAAATAAGCCATTTCCGCTGCATGGAGACGGTAAAACTATTAGTTCGTCAGAGCTTGGAAAAGGTTCTGTCTTTGGTGGCGGCGGCGGTTCAGGTGGCGGTACTCTTAATACCAAAATAACCGAATCGCACCAATGCGTTATTTGTCAAGCTATGCTAGATAACGGCATTCAAGATAAAGAATTCTTTATGAGCGAAGAGATAATTAAATCCGCATATAAAAGAGTTTACGTTGATGCAACTTTGGATGAAGTATTATCAGTTGAAGATGGTTGGTTTCACTCATCATACGAATCTGCACTTCTTCTTATTAAAAATGGCTATATCAATAAGTCACAAACGTTCCATAGAAATAGCAAATTGATGAATACAATATATGCATATAAAAATGTTGCATATAAAAATTCAGATCAAAAACCTGTCAAAGATGATAAATGGAATCCTGGAGATATCTGGGCCGTTGAAAAAAGTTACAAATTATCAACTCTAAATACTGAAAATATTGCCGCATATAATAAAGCATTGTTACAAGCCTTTGTTGATCGAAACCTTGTAGCAATATCACTTAAGCTCGTCAAAAAAACAGCCAAGTTGAAAGAATACAATATCAAACTACCCCCTGACACTGACGATCACAAAATTCAATCTATCATATTTCAAGGCGAAAAGCGTGGTACTTTCTGGTCTAATAAAGGAGCCACTGTAATATTCGATGATGGCAAACTTGATTTAAGAGCAGGTTCTGCCGGCGGAGCTATTAAAGGTGAAATTAGACTTAAAACTGCTAGAGGCGGTGGAGCTGGATACGGTGTTATGCAAGAAGCTTTGAAACAAGTCTTTAGAAGAAAAATACCAGACAATAAATTAGTCAATAAAATAGCTAAAAATATTACTAAAAAAGATAAAAGATCTATTAAAATATTTTACGATATGTATAGTCATTTTTATAAAAATGATTCTTATGAAGAATTCGAAAAAGAATTGTTTGCTAAAGATGCTATCTGGATACATTCTAAATTAGCATGCTTATATACACTATATAACGTAGATAAAAACATGGGTCCAAAAGCAAATCGATGGATAACAAAAATAGTAAATTACGCTGGATCTAAATCCGAAGATTCTAGCGCATATGTAAAGGTATATCAATAATGAAATCATTTAAAAATCAATTATCAGAAGCCGCAGGAAAGAACACTCATATGATTCATATCGAGGATCTCATTCTTGACGGCGGAGTTAAGGGGGCGCGCCAGGCTATACTTGCACTCAGGTCGTTGCGAGATATGTTATCCGGTAATGCAAAAGCTGCAGTAGACATAACCGTAAAGTGGGACGGCGCCCCCGCCGTATTTGCAGGTGAAGATCCATCGGATGGGCAATTCTTTGTTGCAAAAAAGGGTATCTTTAATGCCAATCCAAAAATTTATAAGTCTCATGCTGATATCGATGCAGATACATCCGGTGATTTATCTAAGAAATTAAAGATGGCCTATGATTATCTAAAGCCTTTAGGAATTAAAGGCGTTGTACAAGGCGACTTTATGTTTGATAAGTCTGACCTTAAGAAGGAGAATATAAATGGAGTTAGTCATGTTGTGTTTCATCCTAACACTATCGCTTATGCAGTACCTACTGGCAGCACACTTGGTAAGACGATTCAATCGGCTAAAATCGGAATTGTGTGGCATACAACTTATTCTGGAGCAACGTTCGAAACAATGAGAGCTGAGTTTGGGAAAGAAATTGTTAGCAAACTTAGACCTTCTAAAGACGTATGGATGCAAGATGCAACCCTAGATGATTTATCCGGGACTGCGACTTTAACTAAGAAAGAAACTGATGATTTAAATAAAAAATTATCAGAAGCTGGCAAAATATTTAGAACAATATCATCATCAACTCTTAAAACAATCGAAGGTAACAAAGAACTGAATCTTATGATTAATGTATATAACAACACTAAAGTAAGAGATGGTCAACGTATTACTGATACTAAGAAACATGCAACTGGGCTTGTTATGTTTGTTCAAGCTAGATACCAAAAAGAAATCGATAAGAGAAGCAGCCAAAAGGGAAAAGATGTACAAATAGCAAAACGTGACGAATTACTTGCATTTTTTGACAAATCAAATATAAAAAGTTTACAAAAAGTGTTTGATTTGCATAATTTGGTGACAGATAGCAAATTAATTATTATAAATAAACTTAACAAACTAAGTAAAATTAATACGTTTGTTAAGACTAAGTCCGGATTTAAAGTGACCAACCCAGAGGGTTTTGTTGCTATAGATCGTATGGAAGGTGGAGCTGTTAAGCTTGTTGATAGATTAGAATTTTCTACTAATAACTTTAGCAAAGATATAATTAAAGGTTGGGATAATCCTAACTAAATGGAACCGAGGATAAGATGAAATCGTTCAAAGATCACAGCGCAGATATATCTGAAGAAAATGCAGATTTTTCAGAGGCAATGTCTCTTCAACATCGTATGAAGATGAAAGCCGCATTCAGAAAAAACAAAGCTAAAATAGCACTTGGAAAAAAGAAAGCATCCAAAAAGTTAGCATCCCCAGAAAAACTAAAGCAGCGTGCAGAGAAACAAGCTCGCGAAATTCTAATTAAAAAAATACTAAAAAACAAAAGCAAAAGCGACTTGTCATTTGCTGGACGTCAAAGTATTGAAAAGAAGTTAGATAAGAAAAAAGCTGCTATTAAGAAAATCGCTAAGAAATTGCTTCCTCAAGTAAAGGCGAAAGATAGAGCCAAGTTAAAAAGCAAAGGTGGTGATGCGTAAAATGGAATTTAAGAGTTTTAGCCAATATTTGACTGAAGCTAAAGGCGAAGTATACTTCGTTTTTGGTCGATTTAATCCACCAACGTCGGGTCATGAAAAACTTTTTGATAAGCTAAAGAAAACGGCCGGATCTAATCCATATAGAATATACGGTTCAAAGTCTCAAGATCCTAAGAAAAACCCTTTGTCGTTTAAAGATAAAGTAAAGTTTCTACGTAAAATGTTTCCAAAGCACGCGCGAAGCGTAATGGCCGATGCCGACGTTAGAACTGCATTAGATATTTGTGTTAAGTTATATGGCCAAGGCTTTACATCAGTAACAATGATTGCTGGTTCAGATAGGCTAAAAGAGTTTGACACTCTGCTCAACAAATATAATGGTGTTGATTCTAGACACGGTTTCTATAATTTTGAAAAAGGTATAAAAGTGGTTTCAGCTGGAGAAAGAGATCCAGACGCTGAAGGTGTAGCTGGTATGTCAGCGTCTAAACTCAGAGCTTATGCCTCAGATAATGATTTAGAAAACTTTACTAAAGGAATGCCACAAGGTTATAAAGATTCAAAAGCATTATTTAATACAATTAGAAAAGGTATGGGACTAAAAGAAACTCACATGCACCGCAAACATGTAGAGCTAGAACCAGTATCCGAGCAAAGAGAAAAATTTATCGAGGGTGAGTTGTTTAAGCCTGGAGATGAGGTTGTTCTAAAAGAAACAAATCAAATTGGAATGATTCAGAGATGTGGTACGAACTTCTTGGTTGTCGAATTTGGTGAATGGAAGAAACGTGTTTGGTTAGATGACGTTGAGCATTTGGAAGAAAAGAAATACTCTGATATGAATGCAAAGGAAAAAGAGGCACATAATAAGCCAAGACCTAATGCTCCAGAAAGCGATCATACGAAAGAGTTTAAAAGGAAGTTTGGAGAAATGAAAAGCTTCTCACAATCTTTAGAAGAAGCTGATGCAAAGAAAGCACTTCAAAAGAAAGCTGATAAATCTGGTATGCCTTATGGCATATTAAAAAAGGTATTTGATAGAGGATACGCAGCTTGGAAATCAAGTCATAGACCAGGAACAAATCCAACACAATGGGGATTAGCACGGGTTAATTCATTTGCAACAAAATCAAAAGGAACATGGGGCGGGGCTGATAAAGACCTAGCTGCTAAAGTAAGGGGAAGTTAATGAAACAATTTACGCAATTAAGAGAGAGATTTGATCCAGCAGAATATGTTGTAGGGTCAGAAAAGTCTAAATTCGGCGGCCATCGAGCCGAAGTTAAAAACAAAAAAACTGGTAAAGTGATGTACCTTGGATCAGTTGGCTGGAAATCACCTAAACATGCCGAAGCTCATGCTCAAGCATATCTAGATGCATATGCTAGAGGAGGCGATCGTAGTGCTCAAAATAAATCAGCTGATTTCATTGACAAAAATAGTTCAAAGGTGGTTAAGAAAGAGTCTGTTGATGAAGCACTTGGCAACGACAATCCAAGTCATAGAGGAAAGCCTAAAATGGATAAAGATGGAACAGTCCATAATATCCCAGGTAAAAAGGGTGGACTATCTGCATATACCATTAAGCCAAGACTTGACGGTAAAACTTTAAAGTTTGGTACTGTCGATCAGGAAGGCAATATTAAAGTTATGACAGTTCAAGAATTAGCGAAGGTGCTAAAATAAAGTGAAAACATTTCAAGAAATACGAGAAGCAAATAAGCAGATAGAAGTTAATTGGGACATGGGTGATCCTAGGGAATACCAAGGTGATTTCCAAGATGTCGGTGTTTATCTAGATCGATGGGACAGAAAAAATGCTACTATTAAAGTGTCAGGAAATGTCAAAGATCTTTTAGCATGGCTAGTAGATCCATATAGTATGGGAATGGATAAGAAAGATGCTATGGCAGTATTAAAAAAAGGAAAAAGAATAAAGTGAAAACATTTCAAGAAATGTTTGATAAATTGCCAGTAGCGTTAGGTGAATTAACTACTCATCAATTGATTAAAAAACTTGCTGCAGATACAATTTTTAAAAAGAAGTATCAACGTGCAATTGATAAAGTAAAAGAGATCATGTATAAACATGGTCCTAAACCAAGGCATGGTAAAGAATATTACGCAGGCAGGATTGCGAATCAGTTTGGTCTTGATCCTCACGTCCTTGCTATAATGATTGATGAACAGTTATCGGAAGGTTCAGAATCATGGGAAAATGGTTTTAAGCGTAGAGTAGTAAAGACGACAAAACCGGAACATAAAGAACAAGGTTATAACTGGAGAATTAAAGGTAAAGATAGAAGTGAGATATCAATTAAGCTTTACAAAAGTAAACCAGACTTTGCTGAATTTAAAAAGCAAATGAAAAGAGTAGCAGGGCACGAATTCGGTGGATAATTTTAAAGAACATTTTGACATAATGGAAGGTGTAAATGATCCTTCTATATTTAAAGCTGTATTCTTAGCAGGCGGACCTGGAAGCGGTAAATCATTCATTGTGGGTAAAACTGCCTTGCAAGCATTGGGATTTAGATTGATAAACTCAGATGATGCATTTGAAAAAGGATTAAAAAAGGCCGGCCTAACAACTGATCCAAAAGATATAGCTTCGGCTCAAGGGCAGGCAGTAAGAGCTAGTGCAAAATCTTTAACCGGTAAGCAGATGAAATTGGCTTTAAACGGTAGATTAGGTCTTGTTATTGATGGTACTGGTAAAGACTACACTAAGATTAAAAAACAGGTTGATATGTTAAGGACAATTGGATATGCAGTGCATATGATTTTTGTAAACACAGACTTAGACACAGCATTAGAAAGAAATAAAATGAGGCCTCGATCACTGCCTGATGATATGGTGACTAAAATGTGGAAAGGTGTACAACAAAACATTGGTAAATTCCAAGGGTTGTTTAGAAATAGAATGATTATTATAGATAACTCTAAAGGATCCGATATAGAAGCCTCAACGTTAGAAGCGTATAAAGACATAAAAACCTGGGCTGCAAAATCACCAGAAAATGCAATAGCATTAAAATGGATAAAGGGGCAAAAGAAATGAAGACCGCAGAAGAATACGCAAGAGATAAAATTGTATCATCGTTTAATAGTAAATGGAAATACCGATACGATAAAGAGCAATATGGCATGAATGATGCATGGAAAATTATTTATTCCGAAGATGAAAACGGTAAACTAGTAGGTGATTGCGAAGACTATGCGCTTACTATTCTTTGGAGATTATGTGGAGAAAGTCATCTTAAGATGTGGTGGATGCTATTAACACACCAGGCCGGTATATGTTTGGTTGGTCCTAGTAAATGGAAAGTATCACACGCCGTGCTAAGATATAAAGGTGAATATGTAGATAACTGGACTAAAAACTTTGGTGGCAAAGAAGCAATAGAAAAGAATCATACATTTCATGCAATATGGGGATATGGATTTGCATATCAAGTAGCGAGTAAAATGATAGTAAGTAAAGTTGTAAGGACTATCAAGGGAAAATAATGCATACGTTTTTAGAACATATTGAAGAGAGATTTGGTTTATATGAAGGTCAACATGTACCTTTGGATCAACCAATGATAGAAATTGATGAAGAGCAGGAGTTAAACAAACCAAAACGATCTAGTGGGAAAAAGAAGTATGTTGTTTATGTGAAAAATCCTAAAACGGGTAATGTGAAAAAGATTGAATTTGGTGACGAAAAGGGCGGTTTAACATCTAAGATTAATGACCGAGACGCTGCAAGAAATTTTGCTGCTCGTCATAACTGTGATACTAAAACCGATAAAACTAAAGCTGGCTATTGGGCGTGCAGATTACCTAAATATGCCAAAGACTTGGGGCTTAAAGGTGGTGGATCTTACTTTTGGTAAACCGTATTGGGAAGATGGAGTAATAAGGGAATTTGACCTTTCGAGGGAAGATGCTGAATATGTATGGCATCGTGATCATGATGATAGAGAAATAGAAATTTTAGAAGGAGAGGGATGGCAATTTCAAATTCAGGACTGTCTCCCTTGGCTTCTAAAAAAAGGTATGGTGTTTAGAATACAAAAATCTGAATACCATAGATTAATCAAGGGTGCAACCCCTCTGAAATTAAGGATATGTAACTATGGCTAGTGCAGCTGAGCAAAGATTAGAGCAAGCCGCAAGACTTGATCGAATCGAAGAAAAAATCGATAAGATGTCGGATGTAATAATCTCGCTGGCCAGAGCCGAGGAGAGAATCTCAACCATAACTGAATTCGGTAAACAACAAGGAGAACAGATATTAACTCTTATAAATAGAGTTGATAGGTTAGAAATACTTGTGCGTGAAAATGCCCAAACCGTAAACATAATAAATAAATTATTCTGGATAGTAATCGCAGCCTCGGCTACAGCAATTACAGGAATGTTTTTCATAAAATAGGAGAACTAATATGAAACTTAAAGATAACACGACTTTAAGCATTGCTGACACCGTTAGCGATGTGCTTGAAGGCAAAGTAAAAGAGGAAGGAAAATATCCACATGATATGTTTCATCCTGAAACTGGCGAAAAAGAAGTAGCCAAGGACGAAGCAGAGCATAAAGCTCTTGCCGATAAGGGTTATACACACGAAAAGCCTGAAGTAGACGAAGTTGCTGAGCCAAAAGCAAAGGGTGAAAAGGACTTTAAAGCTAAGCACACTGTTAAAAAATCTGGTGCTAAAGAAGATGGTTCTGTAGTTAAAGAAAATGAAGACTTAGAAGAAAAAGTTGAAGAAGAAGCTATTGACGAAGCTGTTGATAAGAAACTTCTTAAGAAAGCCGTAGATATTGCTCTTAAGATGGGTGGTAATATGACAGGAGCCGTAAAGAAAATTGAAAAATTAAAGAAAGGCTTATCTAAAGATAAAGAAGTCGCAGCCGCATTACAACTTGCCAATGAAGAAGTTACAGAGCAAGTAGTAGAAGAAGCTTATGGCATGAACAAAAAGAAAACTAAGATGCAGGAAGATAAAGAAAGATATCAAAAATTCTTTAAAGCTGCTCTTAAGAAGTTCGGCGTAACTTCACCTGGCGAGCTTGAAGGCGAGAAGAAAAAAGAGTTTTTTGATTATGTTGATAAGAACTATGAGGCTGATAACGAATCAGACTAATATTATATATAATATATGATGAAAATTTTTGAAAAGCTGACTAGTAGAAACTTTGAACTCTTCGCATCTCAACATTATAACAATCCGGAATGTATTGAGATCGAAGAGTTTAAAGAAGATTTGACAAGATTTAAGTATCTTAAAAGATTACTTAGACGTTATGAACAATCTGGTGATTTACAAGAAAGGCTAATATTAAATCACATTATAGTTTTGTATAACGTATTTGGTATAAAAGCTGCTAATAGGATGATGTGGTTTAAAATAGAACCAGAGCATTACTCTCAGCTAAAAACCTTTTTGGTATTCTTAAACTATTTACCAGAAGATTATATGGTTGAAATACCTTTAGACACAAACGTAATAGAAAGACTTAGGAACATTTAATGAGTATAGTATCAAGAACAGCAGACTTATTCTACGCCTTTAGATTCCTAAAGCTCTTAGTCACACCTTGGGAAAAAACTGAAGCTTTTGAGTTGGGTATAATAGATAAGTCTGGAAAGGCAATTAAGAAAGCTGCAGATCGTAAAACACCACAGGAAAAATCATCATATACTGTTTTTCATAGATTAGTTTTTAATGTAAAGAGGATAATGCAAAAAGTTCCTGGTGGAAGTACGAGATTGGCTACTTATGCCGCAGCACTATTCTTAATCAAAGAAAATGCTAAATTAACAGATGAAGAAATAAAAGATGTTTTATGTAAGGTATTTGATGATTTAGAAGAAACAATCGATCTATCAGAGAATACAGCATGGTTTGAAAGGGATGGAAAACTGTCTCCAGGATCATATACTCTTACTCAAGATATTGCTTCACCTATTACTGGTGATTTTATTGCACATAGAAATGGTGTAGTACGCGTGGGCGATTTTACGAAACCTAGTGGTTCTATATTTGGATTGAATGTATTTCAAGTGGAACATGTTCTAACAAAACAAAAAATACTCATAACGAGTGCGGATATAAAAAGATGAAAAAATTTAAAGATATGTGGGAAGAAGCTGCTAATTCAGTAGGCGGTGGTGGTGTATCAATGCCGTCAGACGCAGTGCACGATAAGAAAAAGAAAAAGAAAGATATTTACGACGGTAGAACAAAAGCTGGCCGTAAATTTGTTGAAAGAATACTTGCAAGAAGGAAAAAGGCCGAGTCTAAAAAAATAGAGAAATAATAGTATGAGCAAATTATTGATGGGTATTATAATGGCGATGGGAGTAGCAGGATTTATGTACTACAATTTTTCTGTTATACCCATGATGAATAAGTTGGAAGAACAGACTAAAGTCATACTAGCACAAGACCTAAGAGATCAAGAGCAGAAAGCGGCTATTGAAGCAATTCAAAACAATCTACAGCAGACTACTCAAGCCTTGAGCGGTTTACAAGTTAAAAATCAACAATACGAAACAGAGATGGCTGAATATCTAGACATATTTAGACGTCATAATCTTGCTAAGTTAGCATCAGCCAAACCTGGTATGATAGAACTTAGAGCCAATAATAAAACGAAGGAGGTCTTTGATGCGATTGAAGCAGATAGTCAGCGTATTAGCTCTCTTAACGATTAGTGGTTGTAGTCTATGGCAACAGGCGCCAAGAGAAGTTGAGATTATAACTAAGCCGATAAAAATAGAAATTGTTCAGCCTGTATTACCAAGAGCAATTGATTTAAAAGAACCTAAGTGGTATGTAGTATCTGATGCTAAGATAATTGAGAATTGTTTAAAGAATCCAGAGACCAAGGAACGTGATTGTAAGTTAGGTAAAGAAGATTTATATCCAGAAGGACATACGTATCTTGATAAGTTTATCGATGATATCAAAAAGAAACATGGCGGAGACATTGTATTCTATGCTATGACAGTTGCAGATTATGAGTTAATGTCATATAATACGCAGGAAATCAAAAGATATATTAATCAGCTCGGTGAGGTGATAGTCTACTATAGGAACGTAACAATAAATGATGAGCAAGCTGCAGCAGTTGAAATCAAAGTGGAGAAAGAAGAAAATGAGTAGAATGAAAGATGATATGACATTATGGGAAAGAGCTGAAGTAGCGGCAAAGTTATCAGCTATAGCATATATGAATCCTAAGCCCGCCGATGCAGCTTGTAAAAAATTAGGATTTGCTTCAGGTAAGATTATTAGTAGAGACGGTGCTGAGGTACTTATTGCCAAAGATAGAAACGATATGTGGTTTGCTTTTAGAGGAACTGAACCTGCAAAATTAAATGACGTATTAGCAGATTTAAAAGTAATTAAAAATACAGCCAAGGCCGGAGGTAAAGTTCATGGAGGATTCCAAGAAGAGGTCGATGACGTATGGATGGACATTGTAAAAGAGCTTGATCACAACGATCAACTAAAAGTGAGAAAGGATATATATTTCACTGGTCATTCATTAGGCGCTGCTATGGCAACCATTGCAGCAACTCGTTATCAACCAGAAGAGTTATTTACTTTTGGCTCACCAAGAGTCGGAGGTAAACACTTCATCAAAAATATAAAATCAGATCATTATAGGTTTATGAATAATAATGATATCGTATGTAGAATCCCTCCAGCATGGTTAGGATTTAGACATCATGGTCAAATGATTTACTTTAATAGATTTGGTGATAAGCAACTTAAGCCTACTTGGGCCGATGCGTTCTATGGTATTATTAACTCATGGAAAAGATGGAAATTCTTTGATGGAGTTGTAGATCACGGAATGCCTAACTATGTCAAAGCAATTAAAACCTTAGCTAAAACGGAGAAGTGACATGCATTGGCTATTAATACTTACGCTTAAATCGATATTAGGTTCTATAATCGGATCATCATTCTACCAGTGGTTTCAGGGTACCACTATGGGTATATGGTTTCAAAAGAAAGTTGATCAATATATGGAGTATTTCGCTGAGAAGTATGATTTAGAATTAGCTAAGAAAGATGCCAAATTTAGAAAGCAATATCCATTAGCAGCCGCAAGACTTGATAGACTTGAGAAGAATTCGCATCCTTGCAAAGAGTTACATGAGTTTGAAGCATATCCAGAACTGATAGATAGAATAGAGGCCGTAGAAGAAGACCTTAATGTAGTATGGGAAGTTAACGCCAGACAGATTGTAAAGCACCTAGCAAAAACACCAGAAAATAAGTAAAAAAACCATGTACAAAACTTGAGTTTTGTGTTATAATATATATATTATTAATTAAATGACTATGAATAATGGACAACCACCTATGACGATGAATGTAACCAAGCGGAATGGCACATCTCAAGACTTTGACTTAGAAAAAATACACAAAGTTTTAGAGTGGGCTACCGCTGATATATCCGGAGTGTCTATCTCCGAAATCGAGTTAAAAGCAAATATACAACTATACGACAAGATTCCGGCTTATGATATTCATGAACTGCTTATCAAGAGTGCGTCTGAACTTATTTCAGAGCATACCCCAAATTACCAGTTTGTAGCAGCCAGGCTTGTGTCTTATAAGTTACGTAAAGAAGTGTATGGCGATTACAAACCCAAGCCATTAGCGCATATTATTATCGATAATGTCGATAAAGAAATTTACGATGGTGGTATTATGACGTCGTATACGCGCGAAGAAATTGACGAATTAGACTCGTATATTAAGCACGACCGCGATGATACCTTTACGTATGCTGGTATGGAACAATTTAGAGGTAAGTACCTAGTACAAGATCGCAAAACAAAACAACATTTTGAAACACCTCAGATATTGTATATGATGATATCTGCTACACTATTTTCTAACTACCCTAAAGATACGCGTATAAAATACGTAAAGGATTATTATGATGCAATTTCTCAATTCTATATATCACTACCTACTCCAATTATGGCAGGAGTACGTACTCCAACCCGTCAGTTTTCAAGTTGTGTGCTTATCGAATCTGGCGATAGTCTCGATTCTATTAATGCTACTGCAACTTCCATCGTAAAATATATTAGTAAAAAAGCTGGTATTGGTATTGGGGTAGGATCTATACGTGGTGAGGGTGCAAGAGTTGGTGATGGTTCAGTAGTGCATACTGGATTAATACCATTCTTAAAATACTTTCAAGCTGCAGTAAAATCTTGTTCACAAGGTGGAGTTCGTGGTGGTGCAGCAACAGTATATCTGCCAATATGGCATTACGAATTTGAGGATCTTGTAGTACTTAAAAACAATAAGGGTATAGAAGAAAATCGAGTACGTCATATGGACTATGCATTTCAATTAAATAAATTGATGTATGAAAGATTATTGACAGGTGGTAATATAACCTTCTTCGATCCTAATGACGTCCCAGGTTTATATGAATCGTTTTTTGATGATCAAGATAAGTTTAAAACATTATACGAAAAATACGAAAAAACGCGTTCTATTCGTAAAAAGACATTGCCTGCAACAGAAGTATTTTCTACTTTAATGCAGCAAAGAAAAGACACTGGTAGAATCTATGTAATGAATGTCGATCATGCCAATGATCATGGAGCGTTTGTTGCTAAAAAGGCTCCAATTCGTATGAGTAATCTATGTTGCGAAATTGACTTGCCTACAAGCCCATTATCAGACAATCCGGATGAAGGTGAGATTTCTTTATGTACATTGTCAGCGATCAACTGGGGATTAATTAATCATCCTGAAGAGTTTAAGAAATACTGTGATCTTTCTGTACGCGCTCTTGATGAGTTACTTGATTATCAATCTTATCCTGTACGTGCAGCCGAGGTTGGAACTATGAACCGCCGACCACTAGGTATTGGTATTATAAACTTAGCATACTTCTTGGCTAAACGCGGTCTTAAATACAATGAAACGGCGTTTGACATAGTGGACGAATATGCAGAAGCATGGTCATATTACCTAATTGAAGCTTCTCAAAAATTAGCTGAAGAAAAAGGCGAAATAAACGCAAAAAATGACACAAAATATGCCGGTGGAGTTCTTCCAATTGATACATATAAACGAGAGCTAGATAATATAATAGAGCATACGGAAAGATTACCGTGGAAAGAGCTTCGTAAAAAACTCCAAGAAACGGGCACTCGGAATTCCACGCTCATGGCACTTATGCCAGCTGAAACAAGCGCTCAAATTTCTAATAGCACTAATGGTATTGAACCACCTCGTGCATTAGTCAGTTACAAGCAGTCAAAAGACGGTGTTATGGCACAAGTTGTTCCAGGTTATCACCATCTTAAAAATAAGTACGACTTATTGTGGGATCAAAAGTCTCCCGATGGTTATCTTAAGATTTGTAGTATCTTACAAAAATATATTGATCAGGGGATCAGTGTAAATACGTCTTATAATCCAGAGCATTATGAAGACCATAAGATACCGATGTCTGTAATGTTAACCGATCTAGTCACTGCATACAAATATGGTTTAAAGCAGTTATACTACTTCAACACTTTTGACGGTGCTGGAGAAATGACCGACGAAGCAACACATCATGCATATGACGGTGAAACGCCTGTGTATGAAGACGAAGACGATTGTGACAGTTGTAAAATTTAACCTACCCAGAGGGCGAATGCGCCATGGCTTACAGCAAACAGGTATTAGACCATTATGAAAACCCTAGAAATGTCGGGACTATGGATGATAGCGATATAAATGTAGGAACTGGAATGGTAGGAGCTCCGGCGTGTGGTGATGTTATGAAACTACAAATCCGAGTTAACGATGAGGGTATTATTGAAGATGCAAAGTTTAAAACTTATGGTTGTGGTTCGGCAATAGCTTCTAGTTCTTTGTTGACCGAATGGGTTAAAGGTAAACATTTGGATGAAGCTGAGCAAATTAAAAATACTCAAATAGCGAACGAATTAGCGCTTCCTCCGGTTAAAATACATTGTAGTGTCCTAGCAGAAGATGCTATAAAATCTGCTGTAAGCGCTATAAGAGAAAAAAGAGATGTACGATGAAGAAAGAAAGAATCCCATTAAAAGGTGGGGCTGAATACGATGCTCTAACAAAGGCCCGCAAGTTTTATTGTTATTTAACAAAACCGGGTGTTACAAAAAGTATTAAAAAAGGTTATAATAAACGATTAAGACAAAAAGGAAAAGTGAATGGCAGTATTGAAGAAGAATAAAAAATCGCACTTATTGAAAAATATGTTTCTTGATGAAGCGGTTGATATTCAAAGATATGATGAAGTAAAATATCCACAAATGGATAAAATCACAGATAAACAATTAGGCTTCTTTTGGAGACCTGAAGAAGTTGATGTGTCAAAAGACAAAAAAGATTTTAATGCTCTTACTGAAAACGAGCAACACATTTTTACCAGCAATTTAAAGAGACAAATCTTACTTGATAGTGTTCAAGGTCGTGCGCCCAACTTAGCGTTCTTACCTATTGTATCATTGCCTGAAGTAGAGAACTGGATTGAAACCTGGTCATTCTCAGAAACTATTCATAGTAGATCATACACACATATTATTCGTAACATCTATCCAGATCCATCGTTTGTGTTTGATGACTTATTATCGCAAAAGAATATTATGGATTGTGGTAATTCTATTGGCAAATACTATGACGATCTGATTGATGCGAATCATGGCCCAACAAATAAGCTGGATCATAAGCGAGCAATTTGGATGGCCATGATGAGTGCTAATGCATTAGAGGGTGTAAGGTTCTATGTATCGTTTGCATGTTCATGGGCATTTGCTGAACTTAAGAAGATGGAAGGTAATGCAAAGATTATTAAGTTGATTGCTCGAGATGAGAATGTTCACCTAGCATCAACTACTACTATGCTCAAGCTTCTTAAGAAAGAAGATAAAGACTTTGAAAAGATTGCAAAAGAGTTAGAGCCAGAGTCAATTGCTTTATATGAAGAAGTGATTAATCAAGAAAAAGAATGGGCTCAATACTTATTTCAAAACGGTTCTATGATTGGTCTTAATGAAAAGATTCTAGCTGACTACATTGAATGGATTGGATGTAAAAGAATGAGAGCTATTGGGTTACCATGCCCTTATATAGTTCCACAAGCAAACCCATTACCATGGACCGAAAAATGGATTGGCGGTAGTAATGTACAAGTTGCTCCTCAAGAAACTGAAATTAGTTCATATGTAATCGGTGGCGTAAAACAAGATATAGATAGTAACGTATTATCGGGGTTAAGCTTATGAATATAGAAATTTGGGGTAAAGAGCTATGCCAGTTTTGTGTAATGGCTAAAAATTTGTGTGAGCAAAAAGGATTAGAATACAACTATAAGCATTACGGAATAGATTTTGATAGAAACGAAATGGTAAGTACATTTCCAACAGCAAGAACATTTCCGCAGATTATAGTGAACGAAGAAAAGATTGGTGGGTACGATAACTTAAAAAAACTACTAGGATAAAATATGAAACGAACAGTCGTCAATTGTGATTATTGTTATAATAAAAGTATAATAGGCCACGAAGACGACGAAATAGTTTTATTTTGTCCCATGTGTGGGGAGAAACAGGACGAAGATCTAGATGAACTAGATTTCAACGAATAAGGATATGACGTGGCATTATCAAGGCACAGACTGGCAGTCTCCAGAAGAATTCAATCACAAAGACGTGTATGGCTTTGTATACATGATAACGAATCGAGCAACGGGTCGGAAATACATAGGCAAGAAGTTTTTTTGGAGTCAAAAAACATTGCCGATAACAAAGACTCGAAAGCGTCGAAAGAAAATGTTGGTTGAGTCTGATTGGAAAGATTATTATGGATCAAACAAACATCTCAATGAAGATGTTGAAAAGATGGGTCAAGATACGTTTTACAGAGAGATACTGCATCTGTGTAAAACAAAAGGTGAATGCTCATATATGGAAGCTAAAGAGCAATTCGATAGAGGAGTATTGTTAACTGATGATTACTATAACGGTATTATTCAGATACGACTTGGTGGAAACGCTATTAAAAATATTATTAAATAAGGATATATTATGTTAGAAACAATATGTGAAGTGATGAAACATTCATACGATAAAGGTATGATAAGCACCAGAGATGGTAATGTGTCAATACGACATGCTGATAGAGATCACTTTTATGTTACGCCCTCGGGTATTAGAAAACCTGTCATTCAATACGACATGTTTAAAAAGCTAAAAGTCGCTGATTGCGAAGAAATGTATTTTACTGATATTGCATCGGGGTTAAAAGCTACAGGTGAATTGCCTTTACACTGGGGTCTACAAAAACACATTCCGACAGATACTCGAGTAGTGTTACACACCCACCCGACGTATATTGTTGCGGCGATGCATGCCGGCATTGAATTAAGTAACTTAGTTGATATTTTTCCAGAGCTTGGTAGATACTCTAAGGTTGCAAGCAATGTGCCTGACGTTCCACCGATAAGTCAAAAATTGGCCGATGAAACGTTTAAAAGACTGGGGCTACAAGAAGACGGAACCTGTTATTTTGATGTTATAGGAATTAAAGGCCACGGCGTTGTGGCAATTGATGAAACCCCATGGAGAGCATTTGAGCACGTTGAAAGGCTAGATCATATATGTAAAATCGTACTAGCCTCCGGAGAACACTCGCGGCTTAATTACGTCCCTCAGCAAAGGTTTTGGGATGTAATTAAATAGGGAACTAATATGATTGAAGGTATATCACAAGTTGTACGAGTCCCTCACGAACCTCTTCCTGTAGATTACGAGAAAGAACAGGGATATGTAAAAACCTCTGTTAGAGTAAAGGATGAAGTACAAGAAGTCGCCACTTACATCTATGATAAGTTTGGCCGGTTGGTAACCACAACTATAAAGAGTCATGACATAGGTGTAGTGTAATTAAATAAAAAAAGTGTTTACTTTTCGTAGAAACTGTGATATAATATATGCATATGAAAGACAATATAATACACTTTCCCCTTAAGGAAAGAATACAACAAATAGAAGACGAGCTTGAGTATGAGAGAGAAGAATACGAAGCATTCACCGAAGAATGTAAAGATACATCTCAAGTCATACTATTGATGATTGAAGAGTTGCTATTAAATGATAGTAGCTCATTTGAACATATTGATTTTAGAGACAACCAATTCCCTGAAGCTAGGGATATGTTTGTAATTGTAAATTTAATATCTTCGATGCTAATGAGATACGGCGGAGTGCATCATTTTATGCATGAGTACTTTGACGTGTTATATGAAAAACTAATGGAAGCTAAAGAATGATTTTACTTGACTATAGCCAAATAGCGCTATCTAATATTATAGTACAAAAACTTAATGATGAGAATATGATACGACATATGATTCTCAATAGTATTCGCATGTACAACAAAAAGTATCGTGGTGAGTACGGACAAATGGTAATTTGTGCCGACGGAATGAATACATGGAGAAAGGATTATTTTCCTTTGTATAAAGCACATCGTAAAAAGAATAGGGCTGAATCAGATCAAGATTGGCCTGAAATATTTAGGATTCTAAATTTAGTCAGAGAAGAGATCAAAGAAAACCTTCCATATAAGGTTATTCATTTAGAAGGTTGTGAGGCCGATGATGTTATTGGAGCCCTTGCTATGGAAACTCAAGAGTTTGGCAAACATGAACCTGTGATGATTATCTCTTCTGACAAAGACTTTATTCAGCTACACAAATATAATAACGTCAAGCAGTATTCGCCGATTCAAAAGAAAATGGTATCTGATCCTAATCCTAGAACATATTGTTTCGAGCATATATGTAAGGGAGACAAAGGTGACGGTATTCCTAATATATTATCACCCGATAATGCTATCATGGATGAAATCAGGCAGTCTCCAATGACTAAAAAGAAAATACAACATTGGGCTGAAAACTCGGATAACTTAAAAGCAGTTATGACTGAGGAAGAGTATAGGAACTATCAACGAAATAAAACTCTGATTGATTTAAATGAAATGCCTGACACTCATAGAAATAATATTATAAATACTTTTGAGGGACAAAAAATCCCAATGAAAATGAAAGTATTAAACTATTTAATTAAAAAAAGATGCAATCTATTGATTGAAAGTGTGGAGGAATTTTATAATGGATAAACCATTAATATCAGAAATATTAGCCGCGGCTAATAAACTAGGATCCAAAGGAAAAAGGATTAACTATTTACAGGAGCACGATTGTACTGCTCTTAAAGACATTTTACGTATCGGTTTAGACGATAGTATAACATTATCATTACCTGAAGGCGAACCGCCTTTTAAAAAAGCTGACCCCGAAAAAACTCTATTAGAACTCAGATTCGAATATCCTAAGTTTCGGAATTTTGTGCAGGCAGCTTCACCCAATTTAAATCAATTTAAGCGTGAGACGAGTTTTATCGACATGCTTGAATCTATTCATCCGGAAGATGCAGTTCTTTTCTGTAATGCCAAAGATAAAAAACTAAAGTACAAGTACATCACAAAGACGTTAGTTAAGGCAGCATTTCCAGATTTAATTAAAAAATAGGAGAAGTCTAACGATACAATCTATATCATGATAGTTTTTCAATTCACTTAACCCGGAGATTGCTTATGAGTTATATTCAAATTGAACGCCTTAAGAAAGATAGAAATGAGGCATTATACTATCAAAAGAAATTAATGAAAAAAGGAAAAGATGTGCTAGCGTACAAGATGGAAAAAAAGATCGCTCACTTAAATCACTTCCTAGATGATATGGAGGCAATAAACAAGCTACAATAAGCAATGACCCCTTTGCGAAAATAATTTCAAAAAGGGGTTTACTTTTGATTGAAACCATGGTATAATATACATTATGAATATATTTATTTTAGACGATGATCCAGTGCAAGCTGCACAACAGCAATGCGACAAACATGTAGTAAAAATGGCCGTAGAATCTGCACAGATGCTATCAACAGTTCACCGCATGGTGGATGGAGTAATGGAGCGCAGACCTTCGAAGTCTGGTTCTATGTTACAATATTATAAGCTTGACGACCATCGTGAAGATGTTCTTTATAAGGCTTGTCATTATAATCATCCGTCAACAGTATGGACACGTGAGAGTGACCAAAACTATAGATGGCACTACAAACATTTCATCGCTTTATGCGATGAGTATACATATAGGTATGGTAAAGTTCACGCGGCTGACGCAAAGCTTAGAAAGATATTAAGTAATCTTCCACATAAAATTACTCAAACAACTGTCATGACCCCATTCAAATTAGCAATGAGTTCTAATCCGGAATGTATCTTCGAAGACGCAGTTAAATCATATCGTGCATTTTACCAAACAAAACAAGAAAGGTTCAAAATGCTTTGGACCAAACGTAAACAACCGGAGTGGTTCAATGCCATTATATGACTTTAAAAATTTAGAAACGGGTGAAGTAGAAACTAAAATGATGACTATTGCTGATATGCAAGAATATGTCAAAGATCCGAATATTCAGCAAGTTGTTGGTACGCCAATGATCATTGGGGAAGTATCAGGATCTGTCGGCCGTAAAGCTGGCGATGGCTGGAAAGAAGTTCAACAGAAAATTAAAAAAGGTTTACCACCAAGACTAAGGGATAATATTAATACAAAATGAATAAGAAACCATCACGTTTAAGATTAGAGCATTTAGTAAAGCTCGAGCCATTGACCGCAAATCAAAAACTTGCATTTGATTCTTTTGCTTCAGGTAACCATTTATGTTTAGATGGTTCAGCCGGAACTGGTAAAACGTTTATTTCACTTTATCTTGCGTTAGAAGCAGTGCTTAATAAAGATTATCAAAAGGTTATTATTGTAAGATCTGCCGTTCCTACAAGAGACATGGGATTTCTACCAGGAACTCAGGAAGAAAAAGAGGACGCATATACTGCTCCCTATAAAGCAATCGTTAACGACTTATTTGAAGATAGCGACGGATGGAACAAAATGATTCAGAGCAAGTCTATAGAGTTTCTTACAACATCGTTTATAAGAGGATTGACTATTAAGAACGCAATTGTAATAGTTGATGAGTCGCAAAACTGTAACTATCATGAACTATGCTCGGTAATTACACGTCTTGGAGAAGACTGCAGATTTATTATGTCTGGTGATTATTATCAATCAGACTTCACTCGAAAGGGTGATCAAGATGGTATTAAAGAATTTATTAATATTATCCAACACATGAACTCTTTTGATCACATCGAATTTAAATGGGAAGACATTGTTCGAAGTGGATTTGTGAGAGACTTTATTATGACAAAGGAATTATATGAAAATGGGAAACTTTAAACATGAATCTATTGATCTCGGTTACGATGACATGGTGGCAAACACTACTGATACTGGCAGAAAATATGCCGCCCCTAATGGTGTTAAGTATCCTTCTATTACAACAGTACTTTCAATCTTAAGCGAAGAAGCTATACAAAGGTGGAGAGCACGGGTCGGAGACGAAGAAGCTAATAGAGTTTCTCATAGAGCTTCGACCCGTGGAACGGCAGTTCATGAAGTATTAGAAAGGTACGTTGATAATGAAGAGGATTATTTTCAAGATGCAAATCTTGTTGTTAAGTCAAACTTCATGGAAGTAAAAGAAATCCTTGATGCGAACCTTACAAAGGTTTATGCCCAAGAAGCTGCTCTTTATTCTGAACATTTAGGTGTAGCAGGAAGAGTGGATTGTGTGGGTATATGGAATGGTAAGCCTTCTATTATCGATTATAAAACCTCCGCAAAACCAAAGAAGAAAGAGTATTGCGAAGGTTACTTTACACAAGAAACTGCATATGCAATCATGTGGGAAGAAAGAACGGGTATGCCTATTACACAATTGGTAACCTTAATTGCTGGTGATCAAGGAGCTCAAGTATTTATCGAGCATCGTGATAACTGGACTGAGAAGCTATTAAGCACAATAGCTGAGTATAAAAGACGAAAATTATTTGGGAGATAATATGAAAAGCTTTAGAGATCAGATGGTAAAAATATCTATGCAATATATGCAAGCGCAACTTGCAAAACATAAAATGAACGCAGAAATCATTTTATGTAATCAAGTTTCAGTTGGTGAACATTCAGATCAAATGGAAACACTTGAAAAAGAACTTGGCTTGATGGCTGAATACGTCGACAAGTACGAAATATTGGATAAATATTTCAAATAAACAGTGTACAAACTCTCAAAAGTATGTTATAATATGAATATATTGAGAGGTAATAAATATGATGAAAAACGGAATAATAGGAAGGCCTGTAGATAACCCAGAAATGGGAATTGTCCACATACCTTTAATGAATGAGGAAATGGTTAAACTGGCTATTTCTAAAGAAGACGATGCCTGGGATATCTTATGTGAAATGTTAATGGAACATGGGTTTATGGATATCAGAGGTAACCTCCACGTGGATCAATTGATAATTGATGGCGTTGCAAGGAGGTTTCACTAATGGATAAGAACATGAAAGACAATATAATTCTAGTAGATTGCGATGGTGTATTATGTGATTGGGAATACGCGTTTACTCAATATATGAATCACAAAGGTTACCCAACAGTCGATAAAGGTCAATATAATGTTGGACAAAGATTCGGCATTTCTAAAGATTTTGGAAAGAGACGCGTAGAAGACTTTAACGACTCGGCGGCTATAGCATTCTTACCGCCTTTAAGAGATGCTGTATATTACATGAAAAGACTTAATATGTTGCATGGATATAGGTTCCACTGTATTACGTCTTTAAGTGATAACAAGTATGCTCAAAGGTTAAGAACTCAAAATCTCGAATTGTTGTTTGGTAAAGAAATGTTTGACGACTTTATTTATTTGCCTTGCGGCGCCGACAAAGATGAAGTGCTTAAAAAATATGAAGGCACTGAATGTTTCTGGGTAGAAGATAAACCTGAAAACGCCGAAGTCGGTAAAACATTCGGTCTTAATTCAATACTAGTTGCACACGAACATAACGCATATTATCACGGTGATATTCCAAGATTCTGGAAATGGAAGTATATATATAACCATATTACAGGAGAAAGTTAAATGCCTATAAAATTTAAAGAATCTATGAAAAACAGAGACGGCTCTGTTCAAAACTTTTATATGAAATCGACTCCTATGGATGAACTATTATCTGCAGTGGAGAATAGTAGTACTCCAAATAAAAGAAAACAAAAAATTAGAAACGAACTAAAGAGGCGGGCTTTACAATTACTTAAGGTCACGGCCATAACTTATGAAGATAACAATAAACGTTGAAATTGATACAGAGAATTCACACGATGTCAATACAATAGAAGAACTTATAGAAACACTAAAAGAACTCCAGCGTCAATGCTCAACTGATTAATCATGATTTTAGCTTCTTTACTTGTATAAATAATAGTAAAGGAGAGAATTACATGAGTGATTTATTAGATTTTGATTTTGGCTTTACTGCCGTTGATGAAAACGAGCTTGAAGCCGTACAATCGGTAAAGTCTGAGGCATCTACTGCTTCGGCCACTGCTCATGAATTAGAAGATAAGCTAAATAAGCTTTATAATTCTATACTTCCCTTATTAACAAATTTAAAGAAGAATCCTGAAAAGGAATATATTCTATGGCCTAACAGGGTCGAGAAGATAGAACAATTCGAAGATTTGATTACGGAGATTATTAAGTAATGGCACTACCAAGTTCACCAAACCAGATATCGTTACAGACGATTCTTGATGAAAAACAAGGATCTACTACTGAAAGAACCAACGTAAGTCTTAAAGGATTATCAGTAAATGGTACAAACGATTACGCCTCAGTGGATCTTACCGGAACACCGAATGGGACTGCGCCATATGGCATTTCAGAATTTCATGGTTGGTCGGCAGTCTATGCTGATTTTACAGTTAGAGGTAATGAAACCGGCAATCCAAGTAAAGGTATTTTCTCACAAGCGGAATCTGACATACAAGGCTCAGGTGAACAATGTGATGCTCAAGCTATGGCTAGGTTTTATATATATTATAATCTTGCAGGGAATGTTGGAATTCGTGCTCAGCCAATTGCAAACGCCCGCTTGCAAGCGGATGATGACGATCGCTATTACGAACCAGACGGAACTGAAATTACTTTAGGTACTGGTGCTGGTGATTTACCACCCAACCCTTCAATTGAAATTATAGGTATTGATAGCGGATATAAATGTGCAGTTGAAATAGATCAAAATGGAACTGTTAGTGGTGGTACTAGTAATGCAGAAATTAGTGTGACTAAGACTGGTTTTAATACATTGACCTATAACAGCGGAACAGATCTGTGGACACATACCGGTACTGCAACAATACCAGTTCAAACAAGTAGCTCTTTTACCCCTCAAACTTTAAGGGTAGATATTGAATGTTTTGCTGACGCTTATGGCGGTTTCCCATTCGGTCAAACTTTTTGCACAGTATCAGCTGATCCAATATTTAAATTCACATTTACTAAAACTAGCTCACCAACATACTACGTATACGTTAAAGCTGACTTAAACGCGCAAGCACAGGTAATATTCTAAGGAAAATAACATGTTTTGGAATAAAGACACAGATATTGATATTGATCAATTAAGAGAACAATTAATTATAGATGAGGGACAAGTAAATGAAATTTATAATGATCACCTCGGTTATGCTACATTTGGCATTGGACACTTGGTACTTGAAGGAGACCCAGAACATGGGCTGGAGGTCGGTACTCCAGTGGCAGAGGATAGAGTCGTTGAATGTTTTGCCAAGGATGTAGAAACAGTAGTCGAAGATTGTAAAAAATTACACGAAGAATGGGAAGGTTATCCCCAAGAAGTGAAACAAGTCATTGCGAACATGATGTTCAACATGGGACTTACGCGCTTAAGTAAATTTAATAAACACAACGCAGCGCTGCAATGTGGTGATTGGCCGACAGCGGCTATTGAAGGGAGAGATTCAAGATGGTACAAGCAAGTGACGAACAGAGCAGAACGACTTATGGGAAGGCTAGAGGCCCTTTAAAGGTAGAATCTAGTATTCCACAAGAGGAACAAGAAAGTAAAGGTTGGTATTGGTGTCATAAAAAGCAAGGCCTTTTTAGATACTCAGACTGGCATAAAAGTTTAGAAGAACTGAATTTAATTAGTTTATAACAGGAGAAAAGAATGAAAATCAGATTATTAGGAAGTCAGGGCGATTTAGCATCAGCTACTGATATGGGTAAAGCGACATTGGTAAGAGTATATAACAGTACTGCAGCGGATGTTGTCATGACTCAGAAAACTGGATCTACGGTTATTGGAACTATGACTATTCCAAGTAAAGCAATCGAATTAGTTTCTAAGATGCCAGCTGATACCTTAGAAGGTGGTGCTGGGCTTAAAGCAGTCAGTATTGCAAAAAGCAGCTAATGCCAGAAATATTTGGTCTAATCAATGATGTAGGATTGCCGATTGCAGGCGCATTAGCGTCTGGGTTTTTTATATTTACGATTATAAAACAAATGCTATCAAGCGTTTTAGACCAAATAGACACCCTTAATATATTCACAAAGAGCCTAGAAAATAGAGCTCGAACGATGAATAATGAAATAATAAAGATAGATATGTTAGTTTCTAGCGCGTTGGAGTTAACCCCACCTATAGATAGAATAGCAAGGTCGGAAAACTTCGTAGAAGACGGCAAAATAGACGTTAGAAGAGACTAATATATGGATGCTTTAAACCCCGCGGTTTTAATCGAGCAGTACGGATTTACGAGTGTAGCCATTGTAGGGATGGCTTATTTCGTCTTCTTTATATGGAAGTTTATCCATGAAGAATTGGATCCAAAGCTAGAAGAAATGCATATGGGCCTTATACGACTTATTGATCAAATCCGAATGCTTGATCAAGATATGATACGATTACAAGAAAAGGTAAAAGTAGTCCTAGAATACAGAGAGAGGCAAAAGAAATTAAAAGAGATTAAAGATGAAGATGAAATTTAAAGTCGTATTAGCGATGTGTATATTTCCCTTGGCTGTACAAGCTGACGAGATTAAATTTGGGTTCAAAAATCCATCATTCAGTGGATCTGGAACTGGAGCACATTATTTAACGATTGAGAACCAAGAACATTCTCGTAAAAAGGCAATACATGATGCATTGGTAGCCGCAAGAAAGGCTGCTGAAAGAGAAGAAGCAAATACTACTATGGCTAAGTTTATAAGAAACTTGGAAAGTAGAATATATGCACAGATGTCTAAACAGCTAGTAGAATCTATGTTTAGTAATGATGGTTCTGTACGATACGGATCGTTTACGTTAGAAGGTAACGTTGTAACATACGAGGTTATTACTAATGATGATGGTTCAGAATTTATTAAAATGACTATTGTAGATTCAGATGGAACTACCACAGTTATTGAAATACCAGTAGGCAGCGGCAACTTTAGTCAGGACTCAGACGGTGGTTAAGTATCTAGCCATATTGCTATTGCTTAGCGGATGCGCGTCGGTTCCGCAGTGGAGTGATAACTACCAAGATTGCAATGACTTGGAAGGAAAGTATGACGAAGGTTTTAATAGACATGTGCAGATGGGTATACAAAAAGCAATGGCTAGAAAATATATCTGTATTGATGAACCAACTGCAGTTAGATTACCAGCGTATGTAGACCTATTAAATCTACCTCCAGCAAAGGATAAACCAGTTGTTGCAGTATATGGATTTAAAGATCTAACAGGCCAACGAAAATCAGTAGATAACATAGCATCGTTCTCTACCGCAGTTACTCAGGGTGGTACTGAATTATTGATAGACGCACTCAAAACAGCCGGTGGTGGTACATGGTTCAGAGTAGTAGAAAGACAAGGTATTGACAATCTTGTAAGGGAAAGGCAGATTGTAAGATCCACACGGCAAGATGTGGCTAAAGCCGCAGGTGGTGAATCAAAAGGAGTTGGACCTCTCTTATTCGCTGGAATGATTATAGAGGGAGGAATTATTGGTTATGACACTAACACCGAAACAGGTGGTCGTGGTGCACGGACTCTTGGTATAGGTTTTAGTAAAATGTATCGTAAAGATGTTGTTACTGTATCTGTGAGAGCAGTGTCAGTATTAACAGGTGAAGTATTGTTAAACGTCCAGAGTAAGAAATCGGTATTATCTTACGGAAGTGGTGGCGACTTGTTCAAATTCATTGAGCAAGGAACACAACTTATAGAATATGAGGACGGGGTGGGTAATAATGAGAGTGTGACGTATGCAGTACGTGCAGCTATTGAAGCGGCCGTACTGGAATTAATCTACCAGGGTCACGACCGTAAATTCTGGGATATAACAGCAGGTCATCGTCATCCACATCAACACGATGGGAAAAACGTAAGACATGCAAATAAGGAGGAAAACGAAAATGAATAAACTTTTAAGTATAACTATCGTTGGATTGTTATTAACACCGTTTGTTTTCGGGCAGGCTACTGATGATAATGAAATTAGGATAGACCAGACGGGTGACACATTAACATTATTTATTGATCAGGTAGGTTATGGTAACAAGATTGGTTTAAATGATTTTTCATCAAGTCCGGCAGATATGACAATTGTTGGCTCAAGCTTGACGTTTAATATTGATCAAATTGGTAATCAGAACTTAATATTTGGTCCTTTGGTTTTAGATTCTTCTTCTTTGACTTTCTCAACAACTGGAGATTCAAACGAAGTTGATTGGAATATTGGAGATACTGGAAGTTCAGATTCTTCTAATTACGCCTTTGCTATTACTGGAGACAGTAATACATTTGATATAGATCAAGGTAAAGTTGGATCAAGTGCAGAAAGACTAGATGCTGATTTAATTCTATTAGGTAGTTCAAACGTATTTGATTTAGATTTTGAATCTGATGATATAACTTGGAATTTTGATATTACTGGTGACAGCAATAACTTCAACACATTACAAAACGATGGTTCTCAATCATTGACTGTAGAGTGGAATGGAGATAGTGGTGACATTGATATTAATCAGATTTCAGGTACTTGTGTGGGAGGTTCACCTTGTGCAACTCCTAACGCGATCATTAATTTGGATATTACGTCAGATAATGCTACTGTACAAATTAATCAGAAAGACGCAGCTAACGATAGTTAGTTTTATACTATTCGCCAGTGGAGTTGAAGCTAATTCCATTGGTGATATAGTAGAGTCGACTGGCATTAGCCAGATTGTGCGTAATAGTAAAGAAATTAAAGTATCTAATCAAATACCTATAGAACTAAATGATGAAGCAAAAACTGGTAACGGAAGAATGCTCATTGAGTTTTTAGATAAAGCTCAACTGTCTTTAAAAGAACATTCTGAAGTACTAATAGACGAAATATATTATGATCCTGACCCTTCACTCTCAAAGATGAGTATGAAGTTTACAATGGGAACGGCAAGATTCGCATCTGGAAGATTGGGATTAGTGAATAAAGCCAATATTGATATCAAGACTCCTACTGCCTCGATTGCCGTACGGGGAACAGATTTTACAACAACTGTAGATGAATTAGGCAGAAGCCTAATCATACTACTACCAGATGATACTGGTAATCCATCTGGAGAAATAATAGTTTCTAATGAAGGTGGGGTAGTTACATTAAACGAAGCCTATGCCGCAACCATGGTATCATCATTAGATTCATCACCAACACAGTCGATAGTAGTGAATGGCATTACACCTGCATTAATCGATAACATGTTTATTGTATCACCTCCACCAGCAGTAACGGAGAGGATAAAGGAAGAAATGGCCGATGATGCAAATGAAGACCAGGGAATATTAGATATAGATTTTCTTGAGTTTGATGAGTTAGAAAAGGATGAGTTAGAAAAGGATGAACTTGATGATTTTAACGAATTAGATATTGATGAATTAAACGTTGATTACTTAGTAGATGTATTAGATATTATAGATAGCTCTGATCTATTTGACACATTAGGTGAATTTACGATTAAGGGCGCAAGAAGAGGATTTAACGATGAATCACAGTTTAATGTGTTTCTACAGGATGGCTCATTAGTATTATATAGAAATTTAAATGGAGCTATAAACTTGAAGATTGGTGCTGGTAATAATTTTACAATAGAAGCATACACGCCAACATGGGATGGAATAATTACAGGAAATGAGGGTGAGGATATCTTCATTTATATAAATCAGGTGAATTAAATGAAAGAATTAATATTTGTTTTAAGTATGTTATTATTACCAGCAATTTGTTTTGCTGACGATAACGTAATATCATTAGAGCAATCTGGCGATAACTTTCAATTGGGTGTTGATCAAATTGGTTATAATAATAATATTGAAATGTTAGACTCGAATTCATATATTACGGCATCAAGTTTAGATATGTATTTGGTCCAGGTTAACACATCAACAGGTGGACTCCCTAATAAAATTACCTTTGATGAAGTAAGTGGAATAGGTAATCAAATGAAACTTGCTCAAGGCGCTGCATGGACTACACTTGATTCTGATACTGATTTAACTTGGTGGGTAGATAACTATGAAAGTGGAGGCCATGAAATAGATATTACTTTATACGGCGACAACAATGAATTAGCAGTTCAACAAACAAACCAAACGGGTGCATCCGATGGCCATGATTTTGATTTACATCTAGCCGGAGATTATAATAAAGTTCAAATAAAACAACAAAGTAATGGTGCAAAGAATGTAGGCCTTACTATTTACAATGATTATAATGACGTGTTCATTCGTCAAAAAGGCACTGGCGCAACTCACAATGCAAACATAACACTTGACGGTTTATACGGAACAGATCTAATCTTGAAACAAATGAGTGGTACTAATCAAACATATACTCTAAGTGTAGACTGTATGACGATTGGTGGCTGCTCTACAACGGTAACACAAGAGTGATGAGTAATTTAAGAAGAAAAATACGAATGAAATACGGATTCCCTCTTGCACTCAAGGGAAGATTCATAGATATATACGTATGAAATACTTAACATCAATATGGACTACAATCATCTTAGCCTTTTTACTTATAGGCATAAGGGTGTCAGATCCAACTCCGGTAGAACAATTAAGACTCAACACGTTTGATCAATATATTTCTACAATTCCGGAAAAGAAATCAGACATTGTTCTGTTGAATATAGGAGAAGAATCCTTAGGTCTATTAGGACAATACCCATTCCCTCGTCAAACCTATGCGCAATTAATATCAGATTTAAGAAACGCTAATGCAGGCTTAATTGGATTTACTTTAATGTTTCCAGAAGCCGATAGATTTGGTGGAGATGAAGTGTTTGCTTCTTGGGTAAACGACAATGGTATTATATTAGCTCAAGATGCAGATGAAAGAGGCAGAAGCACTAAAGCACCGTATGTAGGTTCAGCAACATTTGGTACAGGTGATCCATTGGATTGGGCTATAAGATATAAAGGATTGGTTACAAATATAACTGAAATAGAACAAGGTGCATGGGGTACTGGATTAATAAATGGTATGCCAGAAGTTGATGGATTAGTGCGTAGAATACCTTTATTAAGTCAAATTAATAAGGAACTATACCCATCGTTTGCACTAGAACTTCTTAGAGTGTCTAACGAACGATTATCTTATACCGTAAAGGTAAACGATGTGGGTATAGAAGAGATAATTATTAGGCCATTCAGAATTACTACAGATCCTAATGGATCATTCTGGATTAACCATAATTATACATTTATGGAAATAGAGGTCGGGACCAAGCTGCCTGATCTTCAGGGCCAAACAGTTCTAATTGGATTGACAGCGAAGGGGTTAGCGGCACAGATTCCGACTCCTGCTGGTCTTCAATCAGCTCATCATATTCAGGCTGCGTCCATCCAGTCAATAATGGATGAAATATCGATATCTCGTCCTCTATGGGCTGATCTACTTGAAATTCTGTCAATGGTAATTGGGTTTCTGGTGATTGTTTTAGCCGTATATTATCTACCGATTGTTTGGTCAATGATTGTCTTCTTCGGGATTGTTGCTGCTTCAGTTGGCGCCTCTTTCTACTTCTGGTACGAATCTCAAATTCTCCTTGATATGACTTACTCGATGATACTATATATAATCGTGTTTGCTTCATCAAGTTTTAGCAACTTTTACAAACAATTCATGCTAAGGCAACAAATCAAAAAACAGTTTGAGACTTATTTAGATCCAAAGCAGGTATACTTGTTGCAGAAGAATCCTGAGCTGTTAAGATTAGGTGGAGACCGTAAAGAAATGTCATTCTTATTTATGGATATATGTGGATTTACTCCTATTAGTGAGCACTACAAAAACAATAATGATCCAGAAGGATTAGTAGAATTAGTCAATGAATTCTTAGATGCTATGACCAAGATCATATTAAACAATGGCGGAACTATAGACAAATACATGGGCGATTGTATCATGGCATTCTGGAATGCGCCATTGCCTTGTGATAACCATGCCGAAATGGCGGTTAAATCATCAATAGAAATAGAGGCTAAAACAAATGAACTTAAAGAAGTATATAAATCAAGAGGCCTTCCTGATATTAATGTCGGTACTGGCGTTAACACCGGGGATTGCATTGTTGGTAACATGGGCTCTGAATCCAGATTTGATTACTCAGTCATTGGAGATGCAGTCAATCTTGCAGCCCGTCTCGAGGCAACTGCCGCACGACATGAGTATGTAGACTATAAGACAATCATCTCGTCATATACTCAAGAACAGCTTCCAGATGAGTATAAATGCGAAGAAATAGGCAAAATCAAGGTTAAGGGTAAAGAAGAGCTTATAACCATTTATTCACCAAAGTTATAACCTTATAACAAAATAGTCTAAAAAAAGTTAAAATAGTTGTGTACAATACCTAGAAACTGGAGTATAATATACACATATTAACGCGGAGTCACTCATGCCACATATTGTTTTGAAAGGCCAGATCAAAGATAAGAAGAAAGTCTACGCTTACGTCGATTCTCTCTGTAAAGAGCTAGGTATTGGTCGTATGTGGTCGAAGGCTATATTCATAACATTTAAAACCGTTATCGACGATGATAACCAGGGAAACTGTTGGGGTGATGCAAAAGAAGGTTATGTTGATATAAACATAGCCCGTAATTCTGAGGGTATAAAAATTCCTCATGATCAGATGATGCAAACTCTAGCTCACGAGATGGTACATGCAAAGCAGTATCTCCGCGGTGAGCTAAATGGTTGGAATCAATCATGGAAAGGTAAAAAACCTCGTAACTATAGTTACGATAATGCTCCTTGGGAAAAAGAAGCATACGCAAGAGAAGAAGATCTGTACGACTATTGCTGGCGCTCTATGGGATAAAAGGTTATATAAAAAGTGCTTTATATAACAAAATAGTCTAAAAAAAGAGTGTACAAACCCTAAAAACTGTAGTATAATGTATACATACAAAATTGATAAGGAATCTAAATTATGAACAAATCTATACTGATAATCGATGCAATTGACTCAATCAGCTCTCTTGAAGAAATGAGTGAAGTTATTGAATTGATTAAAATTAAACAAAAACAGCTAAGAGCTATCAAAGCTCAAGGTGTTAAGTCTTCGCTTTTTGTTGGTGCTAAAGTAAAGCTCAACAGTAAAAATGGTGTTGAGTACGGTGAAGTCACTAAGATCAACAGAGCAAAAGCTCTTGTGAGAATTGACGGTCAACTTTGGAACTGTCCCCTTGGAATGTTAGAGGTAGCATAATGCGAAAGCCAAACGACAAACTGCATCCACTCTTTATTGCTGCACTATATGGTTCAGTACTAGGATTTATGGTAAACGCGTTTATAGAGGCTATGGATATACCAGATGTGCATTGGTCAACTACTACTAACGAATGCGTTAGCGTAGTAAACCACAAAGAAGATGGTGAGTTCTCTTGTGAGAACTTTCCCAAGAAATACAACAAAGTATGGGTGAAATAATATCATTATTAAGTTATATGAAAAGTGCTTTATATAACAAAATAGTCTAAAAAAAGGTGTACAAACCTTTAAAAGCATGGTATAATACACCTATAAACAAAACAAATTGATAAGGAATATATTATGATTTTATGTGAAAAAACAAGCCCGGCCACTGGTAACACCAACATGATGCAGATCAATGCATCTCCAGCCCAGTTTGCTTTATGGCAGGACGAAGGTGTTCTTATTCAGGACGCGATGCCTGAAGCAACCGCAGACCAGCGGGAGTTCTTAATCTCCGGTCTTACGCCGGCGGATTGGGCTAATATGTTCCCACCACAAAATGCGGCCGAACAAGCTGATATGGAGGAATCCATGGGTTATGTTATGGATGAAACTTTCGACCATCCAGCGGACTTTGATGCTAACGAGTACGAAGAGGAGGGCGCGCCTTTACGTCCGGAGGACGCGTAAGATGCACATGGCGTATTGCGATTACATCGCGCATACTATCATCAAACCTGGACTGGATGAAGATTGCACCAGTTTTAACGGATTGATTACGCGTGTAGGTAATATAAAGATGGACCTACATCAAGAAGGTTGGATGCAAACGACCACAAAGACCATCGAGTGCGAAGACACCAATGGCAAAAAATACAGGATTACTGTAGAAGAAATTTAAAATAACTGTGTACATTTACTGTATACTGTGTTATAATATATCTATTATTTAAAAGGAATACGTTATGGATAGATTAGCAATGATCAAAGCAGCTGCTGAAAAGGCACGCGCTAAAAAAGAATTTAAAAGCGCTGTAACTAAGGTTTATTCTAAGCCTAGGTACAAAGCGCCGAGACTAACTGCTTCAATGAAGAAAGCAGCTAGACAATCTCCAGGTTCGCTGGAATGTTTTAAAGAAGAGAACATGTATTACACCGAAAAGGAGACCCAAGACTATATTGCGGGATCTTCGTATATGGATGTGTACAACGAGATGAAGAATGACTGGGACTAATAGAATAGTCATTCGTGGTCGCATTCGAAGGCGAATGCTTGCATTAGAAAGGGCCCAAGCACGTGCTCAGAATCCTGAGTTTAAAAAGCTTTGGGCCCAAAAAAAGAGTCAGCTATTAAATCCGTATGTTACACTAAATGTACCGTACGAAGGCGATATTTTAAATGGCTGGCCAACTGACGGAGAGGTATCCAATGACCCAATACACTGATTCGGTGGAATATCAAAGACGCAAGATGGCTGTAGAACAATGGGCAGGACAAATTGAATACATCTTAGGACAAGATGGATACGTAGAGAAGGCATACAACTCTGGTTTAGTAACCCGCGAGTTCCGTGATGGAACCTTTGTTGTTGTATCAGAAGAAAAACCAATGAGCTCATTGTTACTTGAGGCTCCTGGTACCGTATGAATTACATAGGTTCGATACGGTACGATCAACACGGCCGGAAGAGAAAGACGAAAGCACTTGCCCCAAGGCGTAAGGCCAAACAAGTATTCACTCCGCTTAAAAAAGAAAAGACTTTTGCGGAACAAAGGATGGAAGAGTTTAACAATAAATATCCATCGCACACAGGAAATTCTCGTTATGAGGTTCCTGAAGACACCTCTTGGAAAGCAGAAGAATCCAAGAATTTTACAGTCGCACCAGCATACAACAAAGGTGCATATCAAGTGATTCCGCACAACGATGTGGAACATATAGGAAAGTAGTATGGAAATATTATCAACAATTTTAACATTGGTAGCACTAGTAGTATTTGTAGTCCTTTGCGGGGGTGCATATCTTTTATTAAAAGACTCTGAGATAAAATACCAGGTTCGCAAAGATTTGCAAGAGAGACATCCGGATTTATCTCGAGAAGAAATACGAGTGTTGTCATACATTAAGCTAAAGGAAATGTGGGAGAACGGCAATGTCAAATAAATATATGGTACTCAGTGAGTACACTGGTTCAGAAAGCTTTGCAAACCGTAAAGCCGATGTGCTAAGGTCATTTGGAGATGATCCATATTACGGTATACGTATGTATATCGATGGTGAGTCATTAGGTATTGAATGGTACAAGGGTCATAGTGAGCAGTATGCAGAAGACGCTGCTGAAAATTATGTTAGCGGTATCAAGAGTTACGAAAGAGTATAGGTTTAGATTATATTATGGCAGAAAATAAAGTACGAACAAGTATGAGAAAGAATCGGGTAACCATTGACGATAAGTATATGGGCCCTGAGCCAATCTTTGAAAAGGGCGAAACTCTAAAAAACGAGAAACGTCATGTCTTATGGTCAAAAGCTGCCCAATGGTATAACTACTTTTATAGCGCAAAGGACTACGTGCCTACAGTATTACAATTTGCTGAAGAGGTCTTTGAATATGATAAAGACCAAATCAAAACCCTTAAAAAGCTCAAAGACTGGGAACTCACTGGATCTTTAGGTAAAGTCGCTAAGATATACTATAGAGGCTTTGAGTATAATAAACAAGAGTTTGAAAGATACAATACAGAGCTTAAAGAACTGTACGAAAAGGCCACTGTTGCTGTAGAAGAAATCAAAGAACAAACACCAACGAAGCCTGTTGTTACTATTCAACAGAGGCAAAAGGCGAAAATATTTGATACCATAATGGATGACTGGGATAAAGTCATTGATGGATGGCTGGAAGGTGACTTTAAACCAAACTTTGATACGTATAAATTATTTAAGCATTACGGCTTGAAAGGTACGACGTTAAACATGTTTAGGGATTTAGTTGCTAATGAATATGCTCCAGTTAAGGATGCTCATGATAATACATGTGATCAAGCAGTAGAAGCTTTTTCGCATATTAGTAAATCAAATCTTAAGAAGATGATGGCCACTATGGAAAATGTCTTTGAAGATCTAGATAAGTTAAAGACTGCTAATAAAGCAGCAAGAATTCCAAGGGTCAAGAAGCCTAAAACTTCAGATGTACAGGTAAAAAACCTTAAGTATAAGGTTGAAGATATCGACGCAAAACTAATGTCGGTAAACCCTGTAATGATTCCTGGTAAAGAAGTTTTATTTGTATACAATACTAAGACTAGAAAGTTGACTCAGTATAACACAAATTCAACCAAAGGGTTTGAGGTAAGTGGTACTACCATAAAGAATATTTGCGAGAAAAGTAGAGTGACTACTTTGAGAAAGCCAGACGATATACTTCCATTGATCTTAAGTAAAACAATAAAGCAAATCGACAAACAAGTCTGGGATACATTAACTACAAAGGTTAGCGTTCCTAATGGTAGAATCAATGCCGATTGCATACTACTTAGGGTATTATGATTGATTTAGAACAAAAAATTATGACAAGGAAACGGTTCTCCACAGCCGTAGAACAATTAGTGGCAAAGGGCAATATGTCTTATATAGATGCGGCTACATTTATTATAGAGCAGAGAGGCATGGACTATACTAACTTAAAGAAGTTATTGACCGATTCTCTGAAAGATAAAATGGAAGCTGAAGCAATAAGACTTAATTTAATCAGAGGCAAAAAGGGCAATAAGCTACCGATATGAGTACAGATCCATTTGAATCATACAAGCTGTATAACGCATTAAAGCTACACTTCGAGTCTAACTATGATGCAGTTAAATACAACTTTAAGTCTAACGTAACACCTAGCTCTTTCTTTAAACGCAAAGATAAGTATTTCTTTGCTAAATTGGCCAAAAAATATAACGGAGAATTAAAAGATTTCTACGTTTCACAATTCATCAATACAGAAACATACATTGGTGATATGATGGATAGCGAGGCTGAACAAAATTATAAAGACCATAAAAGAATTCAAGAAAGCATCCATCGTGTGTTTTCAATTGATATAAATAGATTAACAGAAGAGAATGTGCAATTTGATTACTTGTTTAAAGCAAGCGACAATGCATATCCTCTTGTTGTAAAGTTATGGCTGCAAGAAGAGATTAGTTTAGAGACTGTTGTCATTCTTAATGCCATATTTAAGTTCATTGATCGTGAGTCTAAGAACATATCGGATACCATTATATGGCCTGATACTCGTAGATTGATCGAAAAATATGAACCGTTCGTAAGCTTTAATCGAAATAAATGTTTAAATTTATTGACAAAAGGGTTTACAAAGTAACACATATGTGTTATAATATACATTATGAATAACGTGGATATTTCAGCAATAAAAATAGAAAAGACAATTACGTCTTAATACAATGCAATACGGAGAAAATATATGTCATTTGCAAATCTAAAGAGCTCACGAGGCTCGTCAATCGACAAACTCGTACAAGCAGCGGAAGCTGTGTCTACTAAAGCCGAAACAAAGTCATATGACGATGATAGGTTTTGGAAACCAACCAGAGATAAAGCAGGAAACGGTTATGCCGTAATCAGATTCCTACCAGCTAAAGAAGGTGAAGATCTTCCTTGGGTAAGGTATTGGGATCATGGTTTTAAAGGTCCTACTGGTCTATGGTATATCGAAAATAGCTTAACTACTATCGGTCAAGATGATCCAGTATCAGAGATGAACTCTGTGTTATGGAACTCTGGTCGTGATGAGGATAAAGCAACAGCAAGGGATAGAAAGAGACGTTTACACTATGCGTCAAACATCTTAGTTGTATCTGACCCTGCTAACCCACAAAACGAAGGAAAGGTATTCCTTTACAAATTTGGTAAAAAGATCTTTGATAAAATCATGGATGTAATGCAACCACAATTTGCAGATGAACAACCAGTAAATCCTTATGATTTTTGGGAAGGTGCTGACTTTAAACTTAAGATTCGAAAGGTTGAAGGTTGGGTAAACTATGATAAGTCAGAGTTTGCTACAGCAGCGGCACTGTATAACGGTGATGAAGGTCAACTAGAAGAGGTATACAATAAGCTATATTCTCTAGCAGACTTCACTGATCCTAAAAACTATAAGTCGTACGACGAACTTAAAGCTAAGTTAAATAAAGTACTAGGTATTGATGCAGGACATGCGTCAATGGATACTGCCCCAATGATGGAATCAGCCCCTGTGGTAGAGCAACCTGTAATGGCTGCGGCTGATAGTGCTTCGCTTAATAGTAGTGATGAGGGTGAAGAAGACACACTGTCTTACTTCGACAAACTTGCTCAACAAAGCTAAGGTCAGTTTGTTTAGCAAAATATACTAACTATATGAGATAAATAATAATAAGTGTGAGTAAGCGGGAAGCTTTATTAACGCACACTACCGCTACCAGGGCCCTGGTAGCAAACATTTGAGGGATCCTTCGGGATCCCTTTTTTTATCCGTATGGACCAGCGATTGTTGCGGCTGTACGGTTTTGAGGAGACATATTAACGTTCGTCGTTACACTGGAAGAGCTCTTACTATTATTTATGGCAGCAGCAGTAACATTCGCTGCAGCGTTAGCATTATTAGAAGCTTGCCCTTGGGCATTTTCAGCTGAAGTTTGTTTAATTTCTTCACCTGATTCCGTCATACCATCACCTTGAATCTTCATAGAATCAATTTGAGCATCGCCAAAGGATTGTACTTTATTAAATCCTTTCATAAAGGCTTCACCCGGACTATCACCACCTGGCCAAGCAGCTGCTAATCCAGCCACAGCACCTGCAGCAACTGCAAGTGGAAAGGTAGCGATCTTCTTAAAGATCTTTAGCATTTCAAGGGCTACATTTGCTATTGTAGCACCAATACCAATGTCAGCAATAGAATCTTTAATACTACCAATAAACCCTACAATAGTATCTGTAATAGAAGTAAATAGGTTGCTGATCATATCAGAGAATGAGAATGCATCAAGCTGTTCGGAGAAGTTTTCAAAGCCTAACTTCGAAGCAATCCAGCTTACTCCACTCTTTAATAGATCAAGAGGCATACCAATTAAACCCGTGAGCAATCCGGATATACCACCAAATAGACCACCAATAATACCTTCAAGAAATCCTTTGTCTTTATACTTATCGAAACCAGACAATGCACCTTTGAATGTATCAAACACACTCATAATAATCGTAATTGGAAGGAATAATTTACCTAATATTCTACCAAAACCAAAGGCAGCTTTTGTAACAGATCGCATTACACTCATGACTCTTTTGAAAGTATCAATTGCTGGTTTCATTATTTTACTAGCTCCACCGCTTGGCATTAGCTTCTTAATAGGTGCTAAGTCTTTGCCAATCTGCTTAAATGGTGCTAATAGAGAGTTCTTTATTCCTGCGGCTGCATTACTAACATTTTTTAAACCCTGAGCTATACCCTTTCCGATATTACCAATTTTACCAAGCTTGGCAAACTGTCCTGACGCTGTTCTGAAACTTTTAAGTCCGGAAAACCCGGCAGTAAAAGCGCTTTTGATATTTTTTATACCGTTAGTTAATGGCTTAAAGGCTTGACTAATAGATTTGCCGGCTTTGGTAAATCGCCCCCCTAAATTACTAAAAAACCCTCTGACACTTGAAGTAAACGATTTGACAAATGGTATCTTATTAAGTAACTTAAAAACTCCGCCAAAAAGCGTTTTCCAAAGACGTAATACACTTTTTACAATTGGTGCAACTGCTTTAAGAAGACCCTTCCCTAGAAGTTTAATAAGTGTTGTAAACGATGATGCTATACCAACAACCAAACCAGCACCTAATCCAAGTATTAAACCTGGTAAAGATAAGATACTCATGGAAGCTGCTTCTACAGGACCGCTAATATTACCTAGATCTTCAGTGTTATTTGCAATGTCGCCAAGGAGGTCTAATAGCTTTTCGGCTCTTGCAGTATCTTCTTTACGTTGTTCTGCATCTTGGCCTTCACTATTCATGCTATCCAATAACTCATTTATAGCATTTGCTTGTGCAAAGTTTAATTCATTGCCTCTTTCCTGTAAGGCATAATTTAACTTATCTGAAGCTTCTAGCCTTTGCTGTGACTCTTGCTCTTCTTCCTTTGCCTTTTGCAAAGTTTTTAGCATCTCATCAAGCTTAACATTTCTCTCTTCATTTTGTTGTTCTACGTTATCTTTTGCCATGGTATATTCCTATTTTTTACCAAAGTTCTGTGTACCAAAGAAGGCTGCTACAATACCGGCAACGGCAACAAAGTATGTTGGTGCCATACTACCTAAAGTCTTCATCGCCTCGTCAAGTCCGACTAAAGATGCAATTACGACTGCTCCAGGATATAACAATAATCCGCCTAATGCAAACCATGTCATTTTCCGTTGTGCATCTCGCATAGCATCCTGATCGTCAAGCTCTTTTCTCTTAGCTTCTACGTACATCGCATGCTCGTCGTCAGATACTTTACCATCACCGTTGGTATCGGCAGGGTGGTCTAATTTATCATCGATCTCTTCTGTCATTTCCTTGTTTCCTTCTTAATTCTATCGTTTTCTTCTTTAATCCACTCCTGTAGGAGAGCAACATATATCTCCCTCTCCCACGGCAACATATTATCTAGTTCAGTCAAACTATACTGATGATGCTGCATCATCGCAAAGTTAGTCTTATAATGATTGACTAAACTATCGTGAGAGAGGCCTATGTAAAAAAACTTTGCAGACCCTTTAATTCTGTTGTATTATGCTCACCACATGATACACATTCGAATTTAATCTCAGCCTTTAAAGCTGGCATTTTCTCAAAGAATTCTTGTATCATAACAAACTGTGAAGATGTCATTGACTCTACAAATTCTTTCATCTTCTTTGGCCCTTCATCTTTTGCCAACCACACGTCATCTTCATTAAATATATTTTCAATGCAAGTCTGTATGATATTAAAAGCAGTCTCTATAGACTCTTGATCATCTCCATCGAGTTTACTTACATCATCAAATGATGGATATCTCATAGTCAATCCAATATCATCAGTTAGCATGATAATATTATTTGATTCTGGTACATCAACGTTAATTTCACTAAAATCAACATTTTGTTCGTTTAAAGCTTCACAATGTTCGCATTTGATCTTTAAGTCTATAGATTCACCTACTGATTTAGATCGTAGCTCTAAAAACAAGTGTTCTACATCAAATACTGCTAAGCTATTTACGTCAATATCATCAAACACACATGACTTAATAATATCCTTTGTTGCTCTTACAATTTGTTTTTGATCGCTTGTCTCCATAGCCATCATTAATATTTTTTCTTCTTTAACAAGATAAGGTCTGTAAGAAACCCTTTGTCCTGTAGAAGGAATCACGCTCTCAAATCGTGATGTCTCCAGCTTTGGTAATGCCATTATATTCTCCTATTATATTAAATACCAATCGTTGCACCTATGACACCAGCAGTAGATTTAATAGTGTCTACTATATCTTCTGGTACATAGTTTTCGTAACTCAATGTCACACTCATTTTTTGGATAGTATTTTCAGCATTGCTATCCAAATTTACTGCGTTAACAGTGATAGGGAATGCACCCTCTAATCTTACTCCATATACTGGAATATTCTGTTGATTTAGTTGTTGTATAACTATATCAGTTGTAAAATCTTTCTTGTAGCCCACTCTATATTTTTCGACATCAACTATACCCGACATCCAACTATCAAATAGCTTCTTTATATAAAAATCATTGGTGAGCAGAAATGACATAGTTACATCTTCGTTGATTATACCATATGGAATCTTAATTGTCTGTCTATCTGCAGTATAATCTATTGTAGTTATTTGCCTACCAGGAAGCTGCACTGATTCACACAATATTGATATATCACGAGGATCTGGAATCATATTCTTTAACGAACCGCCGGATATTGCATTCTTTGCAATATCTCCAACCAAAGCCTTAGGGTCTTTATTGACTAGGGATTTAAGACTGTTTGCTGTTGGAGGAGTAAAGAATATTTGAAAGCGGTTCTGCATTGCAAGGCCGCCTTTCTTAGAAATTGTTGACTTTAAGTTGTCTATGCTATTCATCTTGCGTATTGTTTCCTTGAGTATCTCCACACTGATTCGGCTTTAACTTTCTTAAACTCTTCAGTGGGTAAAAATATTGCAATTTCCCATTCAGTCATAGGAACTCTTACCATTTTCGATTTGACATGTTCCATCAAATAGTGCTTAAAGCAAGGTTCGAACTCTTTATACTTTCTAACTCCCGTTAAAGTTTTATATCTCATTCTTTGCAAACGTGTTGTGTCATTCATATTTTTTGGAGCTAACTTCATGAGCTCATCAAGGAATCTTGCACGCACACCAGGAGCAAGGTAGTGCAGATTTAGCCCATAGAATCCACCCTTTGCAGGTTCTACCATGATCGTAAGAGGAAATCTATCATAGTATGGTAGAGTTGCCTTATATTTCGGATCATAGAAATACATAATCATATCGCCTACTCTAGGCTTCGTCGTAGGATCTAATGCATCATCCTTAAGTACTTTCCTACCGCCAACGTCACCTAATTTTTTGACATTACGTCTAAACCAGTTCTGAGACTCTTTCGTACGAGGAGTAACTCCAGCCCTAAACGCTTGTGCCTGTAATGTATCGAATAAACTTGCCATGATACTATTTATACTATCCTTTCAACACTTTGATACCTAAATTCTTTAAAGTATCTTCAGTCCATATTTGAAACTTCCAACCCTTATGTTCTGCATATTGCTGTGCAGCATTCCATTTAGACGTATTCTTGATATATGTGGTGACCTCATTGATATGCTTTTTTGTCTTACGTGCAGCCTTTGGAGGAGTTGTCTGCTTCTTAGGCTTAATCTCGACCAGAATAACTTCGCCATTGGTCATCTCAATGAGCATATCAACAAAATAGCGATGCAGCTTATTATCTGTCTTGCACTTATATGGTACAACAACCTCTTCGCTGTTCCATGCACGTACCTGTGGATTAGACTCTGCCCAACGGAATGCATTGCGCTCCCACAATGACCGATATGTCACCTTGGTAGGATCGCCTGCGTATTTCTTTTTGTTCTTTACTGTGTATTTGCCTTTGTAAGCCATATAAATAGATCTATAGTTATTAAATGTATTACTATTTATAAAGGTAAAAGGCATATGTCACACACAATATTAACATTTCCATCGACTCTTAGGTCTAGAGTATCTGAAGATGGCTTTCCACACATTGCATTTTCAATGGTCAGAGGCGAAATGGGAGAATATACAGATATACATCTCTTCATTCCAATCGGTATGGCATCAAGCGATAGCATGAATTATGGATCTGCAGAACTAGGGATAGTCGGAGCTGCAGCAGATGCCGGAGCTGCAGGCGGTAATACAGCTGATTCTTCTGATATTGTTTCAAACGTCACCGCACAATTCAAAAAAGGTGGTAGCAAGGTAGCCCAGGCTGCAGAGTTAAAAAGCGGAGTCGTGGTAAATCCATTTACATCAGTGACATTCGAAGGTGTCAATGTCAGATCATTCGAGTTTGCATTTAAGCTTGTTCCTACATCAAAAGAAGAGTCATTGACTGCCCATCAGATAGAGAATGCCTTTCGCAAATACATGTATCCAAAGTCCAGAGGAGCCGGTACACTCGAATATCCACCTACATTTCGTATCGAATTCATGGCAGGAGGCCTACCAAACAAGTATATGCCACGTATTATCGACACATATCTGACAACAATGGCAACAAATTACAATGCAACCGGTAATGCATTTCATACAAATGACGGAGATCTTGGTGCGGCACCTTCTGAGATAGACATATCATTAACCTTCCAAGAGGTGAGAGCACTGACAAGAGACGATCTATATTCCGATTCAGCTGGTCTGTCATATATAGAAGGATACGATAATGCAGGTCATTCAGTCGGTGCACCTGGTGATATGCCAGGCGAATCAGCCGTACGTACAAACGAGACAAGTAATAATGTTTCCGGAGGAGCATAAGACACCATGAGTTATTTCAAACAGTTTCCACAGTTAAACTACGACTTCGATCGTAATGGAGTCAATCAAAAGGTTGTCGATATCTATAGGGCAGCACGTCCATTGGCTGCATTTCTTGATGATCTCAATGCATATACGTTCTATGATATCAAGAATGGAGAGAGACCAGACATCGTATCGCAACGCCTATATGGCACGACACAGTATTACTGGACCTTCTTCATCATGAATGACTTTCTACATGATGGATTATCTGCCTGGCCGATGAGCCAAGAGAAGCTGCATAAGTATATGGCAGAGGAATTCGCCGGAACAGTGATCACGACCAACCCTATCGTGAATGAAACCGGCGATATAGGTGTCATACTTAGTCAAGAAAACTCTCTATCAGGTAGATTCGAGCTAGGAGAGACTCTCACGGGTACAAACAGTGGAGCCACCGGCACGTTGATCAAGAAGAATATAGACATGAATCAATTAGTATTGCAAGATGTCACTGGCTCATTCATTGGATCCTCTGCCCCAGGCCCAAGTAATGCAAAAGAAGCAGTAACAGGTAACAAATCAGAAGATAGCGTGGACACATATGACGTCTATAAGTACCTGGATGCCCCTCATTCATATTATCGTAATGATGATCCTGAAAAGAGAGTCGTCACAAACGGAACATTCATATCTGGAGGAGAGCCGGCCGGACAATTAGCATTTCGAACCAATAGAGCATATCTATTCGATGCAAATGAGGCAAGATCTAAGATAAGAGTCATAGATCCTAAGTATATCACACAGTTCGCAGACAAGTATAAGGCAGTCATCAATAATGAGTAGAGTCAATAGTAAGCTGGCCAATGGTTCTGAGGCATTAATACCATCGTCATATAACCTTGCAGAGGTAGTACTCACACCTAGTAATGGAAAGACAGTAGATATAACAGACCTGTGTGCACAAATATCTATAAGAGAGAGCCTATATGCAGGTTCATTGCAATGTGATATCAATATAATGGATGCTGCAAATGTGCTCGAAAAACTAAAAGTAGTGAGTGGAGAGGTACTGGACCTTCTGATAACGAGAAGGCTAGCTGGAGGGGAATCGGATGAGTACAGACATTCATTTAGAATAGCAGAGGTTGCATCATTCGCCAAACTAAAACCAGGCACACAGACATATGTATTCAAATGTATCTCAGAGCATGCGTATATGTCACAACTAAAGACTCTATCTAAACCGTTTAACAATGTACCCGGACAGTTGATACAAAATATATGTACAGATGAACTAGGTATTGACTCAGAAGAGCTCTCAATCAACACAGAGACTAAACAAACTATTACTGGTGTATATCCACGTATGCGACCAATGTATCTAATTAACTGGTTAACAAGGAGATCGTATGACAACGGAAGTCCTTTTTTCTTCTATGAGACATTAGGTCAAGGTATTCACTTTGATTCCTATGAGAATATGATTAATAAGAAGAATCATAATACATATTTACATACTCCTTCATTGCAATCAACACCAGGATCAGAAGACTTTATTAAAGATTTAAAGAATAAAATACTTAAGTTAACAACCGATTTAAATATGTCGAAGTATGTTGATTGCGCAGCGGGTGCCTATTCATCTACACTACATACAATTGATATTGCTCAGAAGAAGTATGCTAAGTTTGCGTATGAGTATGGTAATGACCTTATGTTGAATAAGAATGGTGTACTTCCTAGTAAGCTTGCTTTTGATGATAGAGCCATTGAGTCGCACCGCGAATCGACTAACTTTTATGTGAGCTTGAACACTTCAGCTGTCAGCGGTGGGTCTAACTACCATGCACCAAATGATACCGATATGCTCACAGCAAATGCATACATAGAAAATATGAATGGCACAGAACTTACCATTAATATATACGGAGACTTTAAACTGTGTGTGGGTATGGTCATTGAGTGTAATATAATGAAATCTGTAATTGAAGGTAATGAAAGACCAGGAAGAGATCTATACCTATCAGGTAAATACCTTGTTACATCTATTGAACACAAATTTGAAGATGAATATACTATGCAGATACTACTCAAGAAAGACTCCTATATAGAGTCATTAGATAACATAGAGAAGGTGTAATCATGGATTTGTTTCACGACATATGCACTCAAAAAATTTTCCCGGGTAAAAAATTGGTGTGGAGGCCGCGATGAAAAACTTAGATCAATTTATAGGTAGTCAGTTTACCTGGTTCATTGGATCAGTTGTTGATATCGACGATCCTCTCTTATCCAATAGAGTGAAGGTGATGCCTTATGGTTTCTATGATGAGACCATACCAAAGGAGCATCTGAACTGGTCGACTGTCATGATGCCAAATACCTCCTCTTCCTTTAAAGGGTTCGGCTCGAATCATGAGCTCATGGTTGGATCCTGGGTCGTGGGGTTTTTCCGTGACGGTCCAAGTGCGCAGGATGCCATTATACTGGGGTCGATCGCATCCTCGACTGATGGGACGATTGACATACCGGAAGAAGCACAACTCAACCCTCCTACCAATAAGGTACACAAAACCGAAGCCGGCCATTTAATGGAGGTCGACAATACCTCCGGTGCCGAGCGTATCCATATCAAGCATACGTCCGGAACATATATCCTTATGCATCCA